AGCCCCAGTCGTACCCAGCAGGGTCTGCCACCTTCTCGATGACCACCCCTTCTGAGCTAAGCATAAACTCTGCCCTGCCCTCGGGTGTATATTGTCGGTATATCATGTAGGAGAATATCGCGACAACAATAGCTCCACCAAGGAAGTGTATCAGACACTTAATGCGTTTATTCATATCTGTTTTTCTTTAATACCGAGGTGTCGAAGTGTGGTTAATGCGATGTGCATTGGCATCCTGCTTCATGTGAATAACACCGAGTTCGGGGATCCCCCTGATACACGATAGTCTACTGACAACGTCAATATCTCCAGTGTCTTCATGCTCGAACTGGAGTTCGAAATCCCATCTATAGGATGAGGGTGGTATTCCATGGAGTGAAGCATGTATATGGTAAGTCCCAATAATACGGCCACCGTGTATTAGTAGTGCACTAAGATGCACACAGCTATCGCCCCACTCGCTGCGAACCTCCCATTTGAGTGGTAGAGGCAGCTCACGTTCTAATTGCTCTTGCGTCATAGTCGTTATCCTTTAATGCCGAGCAGTCGGCAGACGATGTCGACGCGGTGGGCTTCGGCTTTAGCTTTCGGATCTTGCCCTTTGTGGTACACTCCTACACAAAACGCTTTTTCTGAGAGAACCGATCCACGTATGTAAAGCTTTTCTCCAACTATTTCATATTGCAAAGTCGTCCCCCACGATATATAAAAAGGGGTGGTTACAGCTTTACCAGGGTTGTTACCCTCACTCCACTCCAGCGGGCATTTAGCCAGCTGCGCTTTTACTTCTTCGCGTGTCATAGTGTCTTTACCAATTCTCTAAGGTCTTTCATGCATAGGTGGATAGAGCGCATTCGCGTTTGCGCATCCTCGCCACCATCGAGCTTGAATTTTATGTCCATTTCAATCTCGCCACCAAAGTCACCATCACTCTTTTCACGGCATATTACCCGAAAGTGTACCCACTTCGGATTATCGTCGTCTCCCTTATTACGGCAGGAGTATTGTATCACACTGCCGTCGTCAAGGGTGGCTGTTCCGATTAACATCCCCTTCTCGTCCTCATCCCACGTTAGCGTGGGTGTCGTTTTCTGTGTCATAGTTCGTTATTTACCATGTAGGTTATAGCTATCTTCTTTAGTTTTGGCTCTGTTCTTTTGATATTGCCATATATCTTCTTAATTGGCTTATCATCCCCTGTCCTCCAGACTTCGATAACTGTTCGTCTTTTGCCGACCTTCATAAAGTATGCATGTAGGCTATGTGGCAGTCTTGTGCATATCTGTCCAGTGTATGGCGACTCCACCCAATAGATATCTCCTATTAACTTTCGAGCTTCCTCTCGTGTCATAGTTCGTTGTGTTATAGAGTGCGCCCCGCTCCAATGAAAGGAGGTGTATAGCAGGGCGCACTCGTGGTTAGTTAGTCTTGATTATCTCGGTTGAACATTGAGTATATCTGCTCGACTATCCACGCTCTCCCCTCCGCCTTAGCTTCTTTGAGGGTGGGGAGGACCATATCGAGATTACTTTTCATGCGTTCCGATACGGAGTATACGCACCAGCCACCACCAGCTGAGTACTTGCAGATGTGTATCCGCCAAGCATTCACCATTGTCCACCACTCGTCGTCGCCAGCCTTGCACCATACAATCGGTCGCAGGCTTCTGTCGATGAGCTTGCGTGTGATAGCCTCGGAGGTGTCGGGGGCTTTTGCCCTCAGCTCCGCTCGCATTGCTTTGTACATGTTGATGCACAACCGATTGGTCTTGGCGAGCTTCTTTATGCAGAGTTTAAGCTCGTCTATCTCCTCGTCCTTGTCGGCCACCTCCTTTTCGAGCTTCTCCTTTTCTTGGAACAGCGAGTAGTTGTGCTTCGTGAGGCTCTCCCGTAGCTCCTCCTTGGACTTGTGGAGCTTCGTCAGCTCCTTTCGTTCGCTCCAAATCGTGAGCGTCACTGCTATTGACCACACGAGGAGGACACCGCAGGCGATGATGAGCAGGTCGATGATGTTGTCCGTTGTCATAGTCCCTTAGTATTTCTTCCCGTGCTTCGCAGGGCGTGTTTCGTTGTACTTTAGCTTGAGGTCGATGTGCGCCATTAGGTCGATGCCGAGGCGGTCGCAGAGCAACTCCAGCGATTTAATGGCGTAGAGAATGGCGGTGCGGTGAGCGTACATATTGCAATGACAGCACACCTCTTGAAGGATAGGCCACAGCGCATCAGCAAGCGTCATTTCCCCATCGATGTAGAATGCAGATACGCCTAAGTCGATCTCTACCTCCTTCTCCGACAGCGCACGATCTTTTGTCATCCACCCCAGCAGGTCGAGCATGCGTATCACTGCGTCGGCTATCTCGTCCTCCACTCTATCCTTGACCTCTCGGAGGAACTCTTGAGTATAGGGCGCACCCGCTATACGCTGGAGTGTGTCTATCGTGTCGGGGTCAAGCTTCGCCCACTTGCCGATGCGGTCGGCTTCCACTGCCTCGGAAAGCTCCGAGACGACCAGCATCAGATAATGTCCGACGGAGTGGAACTCATCCCAAAAGCCTTTAGCCACTGCCCGCTGGTGGCAGTCCTTGGCGTAGCGGTTGAGCGTGTCTGCGTTGTAAAGTCTGTATGTCATAGTCGTTGCTATTTGATGATGTGTGATAAGATGTGTTTGACCACCTCAACCGTCCACCCGTTGCCGAGCATCTTGTAGGCTTGGGTGTCGGAACAGCCCCACTTGTACCAGTCGGGGATTGTTTGCAAGCGTGCGCACTCGGTAGGGGTGAGGCGGCGTAGCATATAGCCTATTTTAGCCACGGGCTGTCCGCTGCCGTCGTTCCTCGCCCTTGCGGGGATGCACGGGGCTTTGCCTCCAGCTGTCGGGCGGAAGCCCTGCCCATCCTTGTGCGTTCGCCAAGTGCCAGGAGTAATTAGCAGATTGTCCTTCGTGACGCTCGTCAGGCTGTTGCTCTTGTTATCCTTCCGAAGTTCGATCTGTTGCTCGTTATTGTCCCCTCGCCCACGCATAGCACATGCCATATTATTCACGTCCTGCGTAAGAGCTGCGCATTCAAGTGCATCCTCGTTGAGAGAGAGGTTGCGCATATAGTATTTCTCATCCACTTCATCGTCGAGGATGTCTCCGATGTAGATGCCTCGGTCGGCGGGCTGGGGAATGTCCGTGAGCAACTCGCCCCATATCCCCTCGCTCTTCGTCAGAATATCGCTCCAATATAGGCGCACTCTATTCTGTGCAGACACAAGGGCGGAGTTAATCACAACGGGTCTAATGCCAAGGCTTTCGTTTATCCTTACCTCGTCTGATGGACGCATCCGCACATTCTCAAGGAGGTACTTTACGTTGGGGTTGAGCTTTTGCACGTGGTGCAGGATGTCAAGGAACACCCAATACAGCCTGCTTCGTGGGTCGTCGTGACCGAGCATTTTACCAGCGAGCGAGAAGCCCTGACAGGGCGAGCCAGCGAGGAGGAGGTCTATCTCCTCCCACTCAATGTTCCACTCCCGCCACTTCTCTACGTCTCCGAGCTGGATAGTCTCGGGGAAGTTAAGCTGCGTCTGTGCGATAGCGTGCTTGTCTATCTCGCTGGCATAGTACCTCTCGATAGGCACGCCAAGCTCTCGCAGGGCTATTTGTCCACAGCTCATTCCGTCAAAGAGTGATAGTACTTTCATTCCGTTTCGTCTTGTGGTGTCTCCTATTATCTCCCGAGTTGGAAGAGCATGACGAAGGCCCACACCAGGCAGGCAGTCCCGAAGATGTTTATCGGGATAAGCCACCAGCGGAGCTCCCTCCCCTCTTGCTCGTCCTCCTCCAGCAGTGCGTATGACGTCGGAGAAGTAAGCAAGCCCAGGAAAAACAGGGTGAGAAATTGAGTAGTCATGGTTAGTTATCTGCGCTTGAGTCGCCCTCCTTCTCCATAAGAGGTCGGGGAGTGCGTTGTGGTCGTGATACCCGAGTGCGTGCTTCGACGCGTCCCATTCGGGAGTTGAACTCGGTGAGGCAGTCCACCATGGATTGGTAGACCTCGTTCTGCCCCTTGCAGCAGTCCCGCAGTGTCGTGTGGTCCTCGATCAGCTTAGCGATGTCGGACTTCATGCTGGCGTGTATGCTGTCGAAAAGGCGGATGCGAGAGTGAATAGCCCAAATGAAATAGGCTGCGGTCAGGGCGCATACTATGAGCAGGCCCAGTGTTACGTATGTCATCCGTTAAATCCTTTGATAGGTGTTGCGATGTGGTGGATAGCCAGGAGCAGCGCGTCGCGGTCCTCCTGATTGGTGGCCCTTTGCTTGTGCTTAGGCAGTGTGAGTCGGTGACGCTTGCATACCATCAGGAGCTCCTCGTGTGTGATCTTCCCGTTCTTACCCTTCCACACCTTGCGTAGTGGTGGCTGGCAGATGAGCGGAAAATCGTAGTCGGTGATGAGGTCACGCAGGATCTCTCCAACCATGGCGCAGCGTCCGACGTTGTAGCCAGTCTTGGCTATTGCCTTGGCTTCCACCTGTCCACCGATGTGGCGGTTGTGCGATGTCCCCCACACATTCTCGAGGACGAAGCGGTAAGAGTAGTCGGTATCGAGATACTGCTCGTCCACCTCGTTGCGCCATTCCTGGAGCAAGCGTACGATCTTGGGGATTGTCAGCTGCTCCAGGTGAATAGTTCGGTCGGTGATATTGATGCAAGCCCAGCCCGAGCCCTGAGTGTCAGGGTCGATGCCGATGATCAGCTGCTTCTTTGGGCGGGTGGTTAGGTTGTTGCTCATGACTTGTACACCTCATCCTCCCCGTAGATACATGTCAATCGGAATAAGACCGTCTCGATGAAGTATCGTCTGCACGCATCTTGGTCTTCCAATGGGCCTGTAATAGCACTATCCAATAAGAGTTCGTAGTCCTTGCACCTCAAAGCAAAGTCTACCTTTTCTCCCTGCTCCCACCCTGTGAATTTTTCGAGAGCTATACTCAGCCAGGCTTCACAAACTTCATCGAGATGCATAGTCAAGCCGAATTGAACGAAGCCGTCGGGAACAATCATAGTGTAATCGACGACTCTGGAGAGGTCCTCGATTGATATGCCCTTCCCTTCTTTCTTGCTCGCCTCCACAAGATCCAAGAGCTTCTTGGGCGTACCCTTCTTCAAGCAGATAAGCACCTTGTTGTGAATATCCATAAGCCTCTCCGCTTCCTTCTTGCTCTTTTCGCTCATGAATTTGAGGTTGGCGATCATTGTCTTTTTGTCTTCCATTTTCACCTGTTGTTAGAATGGCAGATCATCAGCGGCTCCCGCTTGTGGTGCGGGTGCTGGTTGTGGTTGCGCAGGGGTGGCAGCTGGAGCGGTGGCTACCCGCTGTGGTGCTGGTGCAGCTTGCTGTGCTCCTGCCAGTACGATGTTCCACGCCTTGATCTCAGTGTACCATCGCCCGTTGAACTCTCGGCTATCGATGTCTACGGAGACCATCACGTCCTGCCCCACCTGTGGTGTCTTGGCTACGTTGTCTCCGAAGAGTGAGATACAGACCTTGCGAGGGTATTGCCCGCCCTGCTCGAGGACGAACTCCTGCTTCTGCCATGGGTTGCCAGCCTTGGACGTGCCTTGCTGGAGGGGGAGGACCTGCACGACCTTCCCGCTGATATTCATTTCGCTCATATCGCTGTGTGATTAAAGTGTTGTCTGTTCTGTTACTCTGATGAGGTAGCCTCTACGGACAAGCTCGTCAGGGGATAGATCGAGGAGGCAGTCGGAGGTGTCTGTACTCGACACGTTGCGCCTTTCCTCTTTCAGGGCATTTGCCTTCGTGAGTCGTCGGTACTTACCTGCGATAGCTTGCTCGTGGAAAGTGCACCCCGACTCTTCCTTGTACTTTCGGATGCACCCCATAAGGCCAAGGTCAGGGGTACGCTCGAGCATCACGATGATCTCGTCGATGATTGACGCTGGTATCACTCCATACCCTGCTGGCTTTCCTCCCTGGTGCTCGATGTACCTCGGGTGATGAGTCAGCTTGTGGCATATGTGATGGCGTGAATAGCCGTATCTCTTCGCAGCCATCCTCGATGCTGGCGTAGGCCTCATGCCGCCCTCGATCACCAGCTGCAAGGCGTAGTCTACGATCTTCTCGAGAGGTGTGTTTCGCTCGATCATGGCTAAGATTGGCTGATAGTTCGTAGCATCTTGCTCCGTTGCCAGCGCTCTTGTATCTCCTTCTCTGCAGCGGAGACGTCGGCCTTGCACTGCTTGAGCTTCTCCGAGAAGTAGGCGTGTACCTTTGGAGTTGTTGATCTACCGATGATTGCAGGGAGTGCTTCAATGTGCACATTGAGGTTACGGATGCGATCCCGCAGGTCCTTGTCAGTGAGTTCGTCGAAGTTGTTGAAGTTGTAGCAGATGTCTTGCATAAGCGTTTGAGGTTATGACCTCGGCTGTGCTGACGCCAGTCGGTGGTCTGTTGATGATAAATGGACTATGACGCAGTCGCCTTGGATGCGAGAGGCAGTGCGGTCGTCGTAGAGGTTAGGACCGCTCAGTGCGTCGGGTGGATAGTTGCTTGTGATGATCGTTGGTCGGCTCAGTCGCTCTCCGTGCTGATCACTGCGTCGGCAGATGATTGACGCTATGACGCTTGATCGTGATCCGTAGTACTGCGCCTCCTTGGGCTCTGCCCCGAGGTCTCCGATGTGCAGGACAAAGCGTCCCTCATCGAGATATTTCCCCGTCTCCTGGTAGTGTGCGGTGTAGTCCCTGGCGTGTGTCTCGCCATGGGTGGCACTGCTCCACAGCAGGGGTAGGTATGACACGCTCCATTTGTCACGATCCTTGTCGTATTTCCAAAATGGGCGGTGCACTCCGACGATCTCGGAGAGGCGGTGCAGTAGTCGCACCAGCATGGTCTTGCCTGATCCCGTCGGACCCCACACGTACAAACCTCCGAAGGGGTTAGTGCAGGACGGGGAAGCGAGTAGCCAGGCGAGGGCTCTGCGGTATGCCTGTATCTCGTCGGGCGATAGGTCGAAGGCTGGAGTCTCACGTCGTCCCAACTCGAGGAGGACGTCGAACGCGTCGTCAAAGGTGACGGGGTTCTTCATCAGCCGTGGCTCATACCCCTCGAAGGTGACGGGGTCAAGCGTTGCAAGCAGTTCTTCTTTCGTGAATGGCATTGTGTCGTTGTGTTAGTCGGGATAGTCAGCGTACTTTTCAGGGAAGTTGCGTTTGAGTACCGCTCGGTTGTCGTGGTCAAGTGCCAGCCACTTAGCCATTTCATCCTGTGGCGTAGGTGGCGCGCTTCGCTCAGGGTGGTATTCGGCATTGGTGTAGGTTGGTCGAGATTGCGAAGCTCGGGGGAATAGGGACTGCCGTTTGGCGTCCTCTTCCTTCTGACGCTTGTGCCAGGTGACCAGCGCGCTCTTCCAGCTCTTCATCTTGTTAGGGCCAACGCGCCAGCCGTTGCTCTCGTAGTGGGCTATGAACCTCTCGGGGTCTACTTCATAGCCCGCCCTCTCTATCTCAGCTCTGACTTCATCGAGGGAGGGCGGGGAAAAGCGCGTCGCTTTTTCCCCCTCTCTCTTTATGTCTTCTTGTCTTATAGTCTTGGGGCTTTGCCCCCCTATTATCCCCCCATCTACCTTACTTTTTTGGGCGTCTACCTTGGTGCTACCTTCCTCGCTACCTTCCTCTACCTTACTTTCTACCTTGGTCGTACCTTCCTCTACCTTACTTTCTACCTTACTTCTACCTTCCTCTGTACCTTCCTTTACCTTGGTGCTACCTTCCTCGCTACCTTCCTCTACCTTACTTTCTACCTTGGTAGGTCTGTACTTTCTACCGCCCTTTGCCATGCGTTCGCGTGCCTCGGGAGATAGCTGTCGCTTGGATCGGTAGGTGGCTGGCTCGTCGCTTGGATCTTCCTCGGTGTGACTCTTCTTGATCACCCCCTCGTGGAAGTCTCGGAAGAGTCGTCGTGAGTAGAAGTATTCGCGTCCATCATCACCCATCTCGATGACGAAGAGATCGAAGTCATGTATGATCGACCATATCATAGAGTGCTTCTTCGTGTGGATGAGCGCGGCTACGTAGTACTCGTCGAATTGCATTCGAGGCTCTTTCCCTTCGTCTGCTGATAGCTGACTGAGTAGCTCAATGATGAGCCAGTAGTTTCCATATCCCTCAGCTCCATGGATAGCCATGAGTCGTCGGAGCTTTAGGTCTAAGCTGGCATGAATATCGTGGCGAAAATATCTGTCGGAGCACATACACATAGTATATATGAGGTGTTACTATTTACGTCTCATCTTCTCGGCTCTCCTTTTGAGGTCGTTGAAGATCGTCGTGTCGAGGATTATTGTTGATCGTCCTTCCTGGGTGAAGGCTTCGGGATAGTCTTTGATGCGTTGTCTGAGTGTTGCTGAGTTTCGTATGCCGAGATACGCCATCACTTCCTTGCGTCCGCTGATGGTGCGATGCTGTGGATCTTGTCGATGCCTCAGCTCTTCTCTGAGTGCCTCAGCTCCCTCTCGCATAGCATTCATGATGAGCTGCCGTAGATCCTCGGGGCTCATCTGAATGGTGACGGGGGTGTAGGTCTGTGTGGTTGGCATATCAGAATGGTGTCTTATTGATCTCTATTGTCATGTCAGGTGCTGCTATCATCGTGGGCAGCCCCGTCGCCTCTTCGATTGATTGGCGGCAACGCTCTGCATTGGTGTTGCCTGCGGAGAGGTGTATGAGCAGTATCTGTCGTGAGGTGGTCAGGTCATTTGCCCGGAGCGTCCGTAAGCAAGTGCCGTAACTCATGTGTGATCTTGTCGTGCGGTGGTACTGCGCTGGGTGGATAGCCCCTGATGCGAGTCGCTCCTTGATGAGGTTCTCGCTGTAGTTGCATTCGATGAGCCAGTGCGTCACCTTGGGGAAGCGGTATTTAAGTAGGTATGAGTCGGTGAGGAATAGCAGCCTCCCCATTTCTTCGTGCTCGATGAGGAAGCCCAGGGGCTCCTCTGCGTCGTGCTCTACGTCGAAGGGAAGGACCGAGAAGCTACCGATCTTCACTGCTCGCTTGCTCGTCAGTATTCGGAGCATGGGGTCGTCACCGAGCTGTAAAGCGTCGGCCGTCCCCTTGGAGCAGTAAAGCGGTACTCTTCGGCTGGTGACCCAGCGGGCCTCGCGGGCATGGTCTCCGTGCTCGTGTGAGAGGAGACACCCCGCGAGGTGCTGTAGGTCAAAGTCCAGGGACTGGAGTAGCTGCTGCTTCTTGACTCCGCATTCGATGAGGAGCGTTTCCCCTGACGACGTACGAAGTATGTAGGCATTGCCTGCGCTGCTCGATCCGAGGACTGAGAGAGTCATATTAGAATGGTGCTTCTACTTGTGCTGCCTTGGGATTGCCTTCTGCCTTTGCTTCGGTAGCTGGTGGCGTGGTAGGCGTTGCCGTGGGTGGCTCGTAGATCTCGCCCGTCTCTCCGTCGAAGTCGAGGGGCTCGCTTGCGGTCTTGCTCTCGATCTCGTGAGCGACTTTGTTTGTCACATCCTCCACAGAGGTGTATTCGTCGCGGTCTACATAGTGTGCTTCGCCTTGCTCATCGATGACAGCTTGGTCGCTCTTGATAGCGTTCTGCATCTCTACGGAGAGTGGAGCGTACTTACTTAGCAGGAGCTTCAGTACGGTCTTCTTCGCCATAGCGTCAAAGTCCGTTGTCCACTTACTGGAGGACTTTACCCAAGCCTTCGTACTCTTGTAGGTCTCGGAGTATCGGAGGGCGTGGGCTTCGACTTCGTCACGTGTCATATATAGGCACTTCGAGAAGCCGTTGGTCAGGCGGAAGTAAGCGACGTAGCCTATGATGGGTAGCGTCTCTCGGTTGGGCTTGGCTACGAAGCGGGTCTCCCCTGTGAGGAGGTCGAAGTCTTGAAGTTCACCCTCCCTGACTTCGGTGACATTGATCGCTTGGAACTGGCCGCTTCGGATGGCAAGCTGTATGAAGCCCTTGTATCCCAGCTGGAACTGCGCCTGTGCTGTGCCGTTCTTTCGGTTGTAAGGGATGACGTAGGCAAAGCCGAGGTTTGGATCGAGTGGCAGATCAAGGGCGGTCGCCTTGATCCCTGCATGGATGATCGTCAGCGGGTCGCAGGCTTGTAGCCCCGTGCTGTTTGCCACCAGTGCTGTGATGTTGTTTACGAAAGAGGACTTCTTCGCAGAGAGCACCCGCTGGAGGTAGTCTTGGGTGCGCTGGTCAGCGAGGATATGGTTGAAGCCACTGAGCGTGTTGGCTTGGGGCTGTGCAGGCGCGCTGGCCGTTGGTTGGATTGTCTGTGGTGTCATGTTGTCTTAATTGATATGTGTGACGTTTAACTCCTTGTCGTCGGAGACGCGGAGGAGGATGATCTGTGATGTGAGGTCGTCGGGGGGGGTCTGTATGCTCTCGCTGTTGTCGACGAAGACGGGCGCGCATACCTGGTGGTGCTCACTGAGTACTCGGATAATCTCGAGCCCTGCCGTGATGCGGCTTGCGGTGTTGGCTGCCGTAATGGGCACTCCGTTTACCAGCGGCTGGCAGGTCTCTGAGGGGAACTCTCGGTTCTTGTCATCGATGGTGTACTCGAAGAGTCGGAAGGTCACGCCACGGAAGCGTGAGTTGATCACTCGCTCGCACTCCTCTACCTGATGCAGTGCCAGGCGGGTTGCTTCATATTCTTCCTTCTCTGCGTCGGCTATCTGCTGTGCGATTGCCTTGGCTTCGTCCTCGAGGATCTTGATGCGGTTTGTGTAGTCGTCCCACTGATCCTGTGAGGCGAGTAGCTTCTTTATCTCGTCGCGTCGGTCGGAGAGCTTCTTGCGCTTGGCGGTGTATGCCTCGGTGCTGTCGGTCTCAATCGTTGCGTTGTCGGCTTGCTTGAGTAGCTCCTGGATCTGCTTCTCGAGTTCGTTGTAGCCTGGGAGCTGCTCAGCTGGTGTGGGCTTTACGGCTTCCTCTTCGGGGAGATCGAGGAGCTCGGCTTGCTGCTTGATGAGTAACGCATTCAGCTTGTCGGCTTCCTCCTCTCTCTGTAAGATGAGAGCGGCGCAGTTGTCGGCAGATGCTTCGCACTGAGTGAGCTGCTCTTTGAGAGTTGCTCCGCTTTGTGCGAGGGTGTCGAGTTGTGCTTTCTTTTGACTCTGCCATACCGCCTCAGCCTTTGTGATCTGCTCGTCGGGGAGCTGCTGGTGGCAGTGTGGGCAGGTTGTCTCACCATTATATATGGTAGCATGGAGTGTCATCCACTCTTCGCGCATGGTGAGCACCTGGTCATTGAGCTTTACTTTGTTTCCTGCGAGCACCTTGTGCTTCTCATTGAGTGAGGCGACCTCGCTCTTGGCTCGCTCGATGAGCTGCTTCGTCTCGTCGATCTTGTGCTGGAGCTCCCGACGATGTGCCCCTCGCTGGTAGGTCTCTTCGTCGGCTCGCTTGTGCTCCTCGGCAATGAGCTGACGCTGCTTGCTTCGGAGCTCCTGGATCTTGGCTTCTCGTTCGCTGGCCTCCTTGTCCTGCTTGCGCAGTCGCTCGGAGCTGCTGGCGATTGCCTTGTCTATATCGGTAAGCTCAGCTTCGATCCCTTCAAGCTCAGGCTCGAGCGTCTTGCGGTCCTGCCATTGTGGTAGCAGGATGCGCGTCTGATCGATCTTCGGCTGGATCTTGGCTGCGTCCTCCTTGAGCTTCTTCTTCCGAGCTGCGATGCGTCTGCGGAAGTCTGCCAGGCTCTTGCCATTGAGCTTGTCTACCAGCCCCTCCCACTCGGGAGAGGATGCTGCGATCTCCTCGATGCTTGGCGTGTGTGCCACGTCGAAGAGGATGGCGCGCTGGTCCTCCCATTTCAGGGAGGCGAAGTACTCGGGGTTGGTCAGCAGCTTGAACGTCGTCTCATCTATCAGAGCGGAGAGACGCTTGCCAAACTCCGTGACGCTGACGGGGACGTCATCCCAGTAGCAGTCGGTGTGGTGGCCTCGGAAGACCTCATCGGCTTGTCCGCGGGGCTTGACCCACTCCTCTACATAAGCGCGTCGGAGTGTGAGGGGCTCGCCATCTACGGAGAGTGTTACGGATACTTCGCAGGGGGCTTTGTCTGTGGTGTTGCCAGCCTCGTCGTAGCTCTTGACGTACTCGTCCTTGCGTCCGTTGCGGTCCTTACCGAACAGACACCAAAGGAAGGCATCGAGGTGGCGACTCTTGCCTGAGCCGTTAGGCCCTGCAATGATTGTCTCGTTGGGAGAGAAGGTGGTGGTGCGTTCTCGCTCACCCCTGAAACCTATCATGGTGAGCGACGTCAATCGAATTGTCTTCATAATGTGTCGTGTATTAATGAGTGTCTACTTTGTTGCGTGGTTGCGCTCTCCCGAGTTGGCCACGCTCGTACATTGCTGGCGGTTGCACCCTCACGGGCTTGCCGTCATAAAACGATAGATAAGATTCATCACTATTATATCGGGCGGTATGACAGACCCGATGGGGAGCCGCTCGAAATTGCGGCTGAGTGTCTACTTTTTTTGGCAGCCCTACTCTCCCGAGCAAGGCTACCACATTTAACTTAACTAAACAGCAATGTCAGTAATGAAAAAAAACACTTTGTGCAGCGGCCGTGCCCCTTACAACACGACCGCCATTCTCAACACAATACACATACGTAAACAATCCGCATGTTGCTCTTACAATTAGTAGTCATCCCCGTCTCTGTTATCGTACAGCTCTTTGAATGTGATCGGGAGCATAGCAGGGGCGAAGATCTGAATGATGATGCGGGGCATATCATTGAAGTGCCAGCCCATAGCGTAGATGGCGAAGGAGAGGAGGGTCAGGATAAGCGAGCAGGTGAGCGTCGCTTTCATGGAAATCTTACGTGTCATAGTCGTATCTCTTATTATTATATGTAGTGTCGTCAGGAGGCTTCCGAGCCTCGGGTGTTCCGTGCCTGCCACGGCTTCGCCCTGCGCACATTAGGTCGCAGGCTAACGACAATGGGTTAATCACGTGCAGGCCTTTCACCTGCAGATTAATTCGTATCGCCATTGTTTGTATCAAGTATGTCAAAGATCGCTGTCGCTGGAGGGCTTAGCCTTCGGAAGAGGTGGTTGTGTTCAGCTTTTCAGCTCTCTCGAGAGCGTTGTAGACTGTGTTCATACTCACCTTGTACTTCTTGACGAGAGCCTTTTTGCTCTGCCAAGCCCCCCTACCTTGTGCCAGGAGTCGCTGGTACTCAGCCTGTATCTTTAGAGCACGCTCATCTAACTTTTCAGAGTGGCTCTTAGGAACTCTTATTTCAGCCATATTGCAGGTGGTGGATTATCTTTATCTTTGTTTCAAATTTTGCTTCAACTTTGAAGCATTTGTTGTAGCTCCTCTTGAACTACACTGCAAAGGTAAACCAATTTGGTTGACTTACCAAATCTTTGTCAGCCTTTTTGGGTGACTTATTCCACAAGATGCTGTAATACTGCACCTTATGAGCGAGAAAAATTTTTCTGCCCTTGCAGAATACTTCAAAAGCAAGGGCGTTACACAGAGTGCTATTGCCGAAAATCTCGGAGTTAGCAAGGCCTATGTAAATTCTCTGATGACTGGAAAGAAGGCATTTGGCAAGGCGCAGGCGGCTAAGTGGGGCGACCTGTACGGCCTCTCACCCTCGTGGTTGCTCACTGGGGAGGGCGAGATGCTGAAGGATGGCGCACCAGCTACACAGCCCGCACCAGAAAACAGCGCACGCCCACTCGTAAGTAGCGACCGCGATTGGGTAGAGATACCTCTTGTGCCACACCGCGCGAAAGCAGGAGCGCTATCGGGCTTCGGGGACCCCTGCTGGGAAGAAGACAAACAGACGATGCCTGTGCTGATCGACAAGAGGCTGAAAGGAGATTACCTGCTCTTTGAAGTGTCTGGCGACAGTATGGACGACGGCACCAGTACAGCGTTTCTCGATGGTGACGTGCTTCTCTGCCGTGTCCTTCCTAAAAGCGACTGGCAGTATGGTATCAAGAAGCGCTCTGCTACGTATTGCGTGATCGCAACGCAGGCGGATGGTATCGTACTGAAGCAAGTGACGCACCACGACAAGTCAGAAGGAACGATCACTTGCCACTCTCTAAATCCCGACTACTCGGACTACGACCTGAAGCTAAGTGAAGTGCAAGCCCTCTTCTACGTGGAGCGACTTGCACAGCGGGCTTTGGTGTAGGGAACGTACAATTGAAATGATGAGATGATGAGACATATATATGTAGCCTTCGCAGTACTACTGCTCATTCTCACAACAGGTGTAACAGGTTTCTCTCAGCGTAATGCTAAGTCAAAGGATATCGTCACACGAACGATCATAGGATGCACGCTTGGAGAAACTACCATAGACCAAATAGAGAAGAAGATTCAAGCACAAGGAGGGACAATTAAAATTAGAGACGGACAAGAGGGGCCACGGTCTAAGACAATAGACGTCAATGGTGTGAAGTTCTGGGGAAAGATCCGCAATAAGATCATACTGAAAACAATAGATGACGTTCTTTACTTTGTTGCCTTCTTGATTTATGATAAAGAGGAAGCGGACGGATTGAAAGCCAGCTTATCTTCTAAATACATAACTTGGGTAGACAATAGTGATATTCCTCTAAAGCCTTACCGAGGGTACGCAGTGGGTATAAGTGCCTCTGTGTCAATGAGCTATGAGTATAGCGATGAATACAATCAAAACTTCAAACGTGCGGTACTCACGTATATAGACAAAGCGCTTTGTAGCAAGGCGCTAAAGATAAGGGACTCTGACCTGTAAATAAACAATAGAGATCGAGGACTCTCCGCCTTTTTAACTTATCTTGCAGGCATAGGTAACCAACGACAACAACAATGAAAGCTATCAAACTACTCCTAAGCGGACTGTGCGCCATCTTTGTAGCGCCATCCTCAAAGCCCGACCATGGTGCAGAATGGGCTAAGTCTTATCTTGAGCAATACAAGCGAACAACCGACCGCCAGCGTCTAACAGGAGACTGGAATGCAGTCAAGGAAGACATGGGGCGCGCTTGGAAGAAGATCCTCAGCGAGCATGGCGAAGAATAGCGTAAGGCGCACGCAAGCCACCGTGCAGCGTGAAGATCAAGTCGGGATGCTACGAGAAGAGCATATCATCATTGACAACAACCCGATGCCCACAGCTGAGGAGCTATTGAAGTATAAAGATATCTCCCCTGACCTCGTGCAGTACTTTATGAAAATTACCGATGAGGAGCGAAGCATACGCCACGAAGTCACCCGACAGAGTATCGAGCTGACCCAAATGGATAGCAAACGACGACACCGCGAGCGGATATTAGGGTTGGTGTTTGCATTTATGACGATTTTGGTCTTCCTCGGGATAACTGCCTATGCGCTTTATCTTGACAAGCCATGGCTGGCTGGGATCTTCAGCACCTTGTCTATTGCTGGTATCATCTCAGCCTTCATTCAAGGACATAAGGAAGGGTGATCGAGATCGCAGGCCCTACTTCAAAGAAATTAAGGAACACTTATGCCCAAAGAGGAGAACCAAAGTGTAGCGTCATACATCCTACTAATCGCAATACTTCTGTGCCTGCTTGTTCAGACCATGCAGACGCACCGAACGGCAAGTGAGGTGCACAAGCTACGCACCAAGATAGACACCCTCATTGAAGAGGGGGCGTTTGATGGACATGAATGCAATGACTACTCCAGCGAGCTCAATGAAATCAATGGGACGCTTGATGATATCCTGAGCGCTGTGAATAACATTTGGTAGGCAGCCTCAACTCTTTCCGAACTGGAAATAGTTGCTCTGCATCAGCATAGCAGTCGTTGCATAATCTGCAACAACTCACAACCACGCACAACATGCTACCTATACGTCGCACCTGCCGCTTCCTTCTTGATCCACAAAAGGGGTGGACGGCATACAAGATACGCTACCGCATCCGCTACGGAGGGTACATTACCACCGTGGCCGTGGGTCATCGCGCAGAGCCCAGCAAATGGAGTGCAGAGTCCGAACGCTGTATGAAGAATACCAGCCACGGGGAGAAGCGCACACCAGCCGCTGCAATCAATCGCGCTATCCAATACGTCGAGGAGTCAATGGAGCGAGCCTTTACCTACTTCGAAGGAGAGGAGCGACTACCAAGCCCCGAGGAACTCAAAGCCAAGTATAACGAGTACCTGCAGTCAGCTCTCGGCATCGAGGAGGCCAAGGCGCAGGCAATACTCCCCGAGGACAACAGCACTATCGTAGCAGTCTTTGACGCCTTCGTCGCATCGGAGAGCGTGAGACGTAGCTGGAGCGAGAGGCACAATGCGAACATACGCACGGCACGTATGCACGTATCTGAGTATGCAGGTAAGGACACCCTGGACCACATCAGTAGCGAGTGGGTAGCAGGCCTTATCACCTACCTCACCACGAAGCGAGGACTCCTCAACACATCAATAGACAAGACGCTGCGCATACTAAAGAGTCTACTCTACTGGGCACAAGGCCAGGGGATATATGAAAAGGATTACCGACGCTTCTTCGACGTACGCCTCAAGGGTATCGACGCAAACAGAGCCGAAGTATATCTCACCTGGGAAGAGCTGAGCAGTCTTGTCTCCGTGGATCTCAGATTACATTCAGAGCGAGTAGCCCGCGATCTCTTCTGCTTCCTCTGCTTTACAGGGCTTCGATACTCCGACCTCAAGAAGCTCACACACGAGAGTATCACGCCCACCAGCATACGTTACTTTGCACAGAAGACCGACCAGCTCATCGAGGTAAACCTCAATGACCACGCCCGCGCTATCCTCGCAAAGTACGAAGGAGGGGATACCCCACTACCGCCAATGGCGGAGCAGCGACTCAACAGAACGCTCAAGAGCGTCTGCGAGCAGGCAGGTATCAACGCGCCCGTCACACGACTACGATACTCAGGACGCCACCGCATCGAGGAGACGCTGAAAAAGTATGAGGTCATAACATCACACGTCGGCCGCCATACCTTCGTGGTGCAGGCCCTCACACTCGGCATCCCCTCTGAGGTTATCAGGAAGTACACGGGCCACAAGACCGAAGCAACTATGCGCCCGTACATCGCAATAGCCGATACCCTCAAGGCTCAAGAAATGGAAAAGTTCAATCGTCCCCTGCTCGAGAAAAAGAGGACGAATAGAGGACGATTTTAGTAGCGTTATATTGCTTTCTATTGTTTCCTATTATCTCGAGCCCACTACGAAAGCCCGCTCCACAAGCGCAATAGAGGATAATAGAGGGTAATAGAGAGTGATTATTGATACTCCCACTCTGGGTACAACTATGCTTTGCAATTCATTGAATTACAGGCATATACAAGACGAAGGATTAAGCAGGGGACGATTTAGGGGACGATTTTATACCCGCCTTCTAAATTAGATAGGTTTACATTTGGGCTGAGAAATGTCCAAGGCGTGTCCAAGATAAAACCATTTTCGTGACCTCACGGAATGGTACGGAGACGCAAGAAGGTGAGAAAGAGAGCTTTGCAAATGTCCAAAGCGAATGCCCCAAAACTTCATCTACCTTTGTAGACAAGAAAGCCAAGCAGCTTTTTCTTTACAACCACCAGTTTAGAGCGGGGAGGCCCACAGCTTCCTCGCTCTTCTTTTATGCCATCTCCTCAGCGAGCTTCGTGAGGTCGTCCTCGACGGATGTGCTGTTCACATTCGCGGTGAGGTCTACCTGGGTGCTCTGCATCTTCGGCAGGACGAAGCCCATGAGCTTAACCATGACGTCGAGGCGGTCCTTCGGTGGCAGTGCATCGAGGTCCTCCTTCATCAATCCGCTCTCTTGATACTTGTCAATCACATTAACTATAAGCTCTCGGCTTAGCTTCGTCGTCTTGTTCACTGAGCCAGGCTTTCGCCCGCCCGTCTTTCTTCCCTTTGCCATGTTGCTTTACTCTATATGTCGTGTGCGCGCTAAGCTATCACATTATCTTGCACCACATATAACATATAGAGCAGAAACAGATATGCCATTACCAATCGCAAGCCTTGTCGGTGCAGGCATCGGAGCTATCGGGAGTATCTTCGGGGGCATCGCAGCAAGTAAAGCAGCCAAGCGCGCACGCCAGGGAGTCATGAGCAGCATGCGTGACAATCAGACCTGGTATGATCGAAGATACAATGAGGACGCCCTCCAGCGAGCCGACGCCCTCCGAACTATGGAGCGCACCCGTGAGGCTATTGCCAAGCGTAACCAGCGTGCACAGGCAGTGCAGGCCGTCATGGGTGGCACTGAGGAGTCGGTGCAGGCGGAACGCGAGGCGGGCAATGAGGCCCTCTCCAATGTAGCCAGCGCAATCGCAGCCGACGGAGCGAAGCGAAAGGACCTCATCGAGAGCCAGTACATCCAGCGTCGTGACGGCTTCCAGCAGCAGCTCAACCAAATCGAGAACAACCGAGCCCAGGGTATCACCCAGGCTATCGGAGGCGTAGCACAGGCAGGCGCAGGTATCGCCAGTGCCTTCGACCCACAAAGCAGTAAGTAATATGGGAGTGCTCGACGATATTCGGAAGGGCACGGGGCGCGAGGTGTCACGCAAGGAGGACGCACCCGCCAATGTGCAGCAGGCGACCACCGCCTCTGCACCTTCACAGACACCCGCTGCCCCTACCCCTCCTGCCCCTCAGCCACAAGCCACAGCCACAGCCCCCGCGCCCAATCAGGGTGGCGGGGCTACAGCTATTAAGCGCATCCAGCAACTCGCACCTACTCCCGAGCTACCCCAGGTGCAACTCACCCAGGCGGACAAGGAGAAGGTCACACGCCCCACATCTTATGTGGAGATACTCCGACACCTCACTCCATTCACTCCTCCCACTGCCGAGGAGGTGGAGAAAGACCGACGACGCCAGCGTAGCCGTGAGGCTATCGCAGCAATAGGTGACGGGGTGCGAGCTATCAGCAACCTTGTTGCGACAGCTAACTATGCTCCCAATGCCTACAAGCCCACCGAGACAATGCTCGGGAGTGTGCAGGACAGATACGAGAAACTGCGAGCCGCAAAAAAAGCGGATGCCGACGCCTATCTCCAAGCCTACATGAGAGCCAAGCAGCTCGACGATCATAACGACCAGGCAAGAGACGCACTGCAACTCCGACGTGAGCAGGCAGCACTCGACCACCAGCTCAAGCTCGCCAAGCAGTCGCAGGAATATCAGAGGTGGGTGGCACAGCTCGGTGAGAAGGAAGCCGACCGCAAGCTCCGTCTACAGCTGGGTATGGCTGGCATCCAACAGCGAGCCAACGCACTCGAGGAGACCAAGCGACACAACCGCGCATCGGAAAGCGAGCAGAGACGACGCACGGGTATTATGGAGACACGTGCAGCCAATGCCGCAGGCGGTGGTGGCGGTGGCAGATCGGTATTCATCGACTTCGGTGACGACGAGGACGGGGAAGACCTGGGCGGTGTGGAGATCCCGAAGTCTGTACTGAACGATGCCAACATCGGACAGATCTACAACCAGCTACCCGAGTCTGTACGCGCTCAGCATCGCACGAAGAGGGGCTTCGGGTCTAAGGCTACATATACCGAGCCAAAGGCAAAGGAAATGCTCAAGATCATCGGGCAGAACATCAACGACCCCAATGTGCAGAAAGCTATCACGCGATTGCAGAATGTACGGAAGAGCGAGCCTAAGCCAAAGCCAGCACCAGCACCCGCACCAGCGAAGCCAGCAGCTAAGAAGAAACTCAACTTAGAATAACCAAACACCTGCCATTCATGCCAAACGATAAGACGCAAAAGAACTTATCGAGCCTCCACAACACGCTGGAGACCATGGGATATGAAGTACCCAACATCGACCAGTTCACAAAGTATATGCGCAAGGAGAAGAACCTGCGCACAGTGTATGATGCAATAGCCTCTGATGGAGGGTACGAGCTTCCCGACTTCGACACCTTTAAGGCAAACATGGGGTGGATAAAGCCAACGCCAGCGGGAGTGCCTACACCACTGAGACCAAAGGATCAGCTCGCACCAACTGGAAAGCCTGATGCGCCCGCTACTCCCTTTGGCTTTGACCTCTCCGCAAATCCCAAGAAGCCCTCGCACGCACCTAAGGCGCGCCTGGGCTTCCCACGTCTCGACAAGAAGATGCGCCCTGTGCAGGAGGTGAACGACCCAAGTGTACCCCTGCTCAAGACCACACGAGACGTCGCACAAGATGAGAATGGCAACGTCGTAAACGTGGTACAGCCCGAGCTTGTCCCCGACTTCGACCCCAACAATGGCGGGGTGACCGCTCCCAAGGCTCTCTTGGACGTAACGACGGGTAAGACTATTCGCCCCACCGAGCTGAGCAAGGAGGAGGTAGACGGCTACAACGCTGGCAATATCGACGCGGTAAAAGATCCCAAGCTGCGTCAGGCTTTGAAGGAGGCTAATGTCATCTACACACCTGACGTTGATATGGAGAAAGTCCACAGAGACCAGGTGCGCGACCTCGAGCAGGAAATCGATGCAGACCTAAAGACGGCTTACGATAGCTTCACAGACAAGGCAGCAGCCAAGGCGAAGGACACGCGTAACCTTATGCGCTTTGGTCTTGCCACTGCTGGTGCGTCAATGGGTGGCGGAGCTACCACAATGGGTATGCACGCTAACCCACTTGCTGTGGAGAGCGACCCTGAGATCTACATGCTCAAGCTCGCAAAGCACAATATCCAAGACGCTAAGAACTACATCGCGGAAGCTGACCATAACGCGCAGGAGGGGACATTCTCCAAGTGGTTGGAAAGTAGCTTTGCTGGAGGTGCTGCCCGCGGCTTCGCACAAAAGCTCTTTGATACTCGCACATGGGATATGGGTATCGGTGATGCTGGTGAGGCGGCTTCTATCAAGGCTGCCGTAAACAAAGCGGACCTCGGGGAGAAGCTGACGCCAGCAGAAGATAAGCTGCTGCAATCCATGGTTACAAAGATGGCTGTCGAGGCATACTTCAATAGTCAAGTGGGTCATGGATATACAGCTGGGAGTGTGTCGGCATACTCAATCCCCTTCATGCTCGAAATGGCTGTCAATCCCGTATCTACATCGGGGAATGCTATCGGAGCAAAGCTTATGCGCTATGCTGTCCGTAAGTTCGGACTTAACGTAGCGGGAAAGGCTCTACGCAAGAAGGCCGTAAAGGCTGCCGTGAAGTATGGTATAGGAGGGCTGACGAGTGCAGCGGTATCATCCGCAGCTCTAACTGCAACGAGTGGTACTGCGCACGTGGCGGCAGACGCAACAAGCCGAAATACTGGAGAGCTGAAGTTCGACTACAAGGCAGACCCTGAAACGGGAGAATTGCGAGCTCAGTATAGCGGTCACGAAGAAGGTGACGACGCACTCACGGCAACGGGTAAGGCGTTCTTCATGCGCTTCATGGAAAACTTCAGCGAATACTCGGGCGAAGCCTTAGCACCTATCGCGGCAGGCGTTGCCAAGGGCGTCGGAGCTGGAGCAAAGGCCGCTGGTAAGGCAATCGCTTCTCACATGGGTAAGGCTGGGGCTAAGATCCTGGATGCTGGACGATGGGGGACAAAGGCCGCACGTGAGCTCATCGACAACATCAGTGCGTCGGAGTTCGGCCGCACTATAACGGCACTCGAGAAGAAGGCGCACTATAATGGTAAGGTGCTGGAGTTCGCAGAAGAAAAGATCAGCGACCTGGCGTCCGTGCTTATCGGGGATAAGGACCTATCCACCGACAAGGGCAAGGGCTTCTTCAACCTGGACGATAATATCGATACCTTCCTCGGGGTGTCACTTACGGGTGGCGTGATCAGTGCCGCACAGACCGCAGGCTACTTTGCTGGCGGTGGTGCGCGTGGAATGGCCCGCTATCAGATCGGGCAGAGCGAGGGTGCAGTGTGGAGTACGCTCACCACGGATGAGCAACGCAAGGCGTGGGACGACGTGCGCAGACAGATCCTTCTCCAGGATGGTAAGGAGCAGGTAGACGCTGTGAAGTCCGCACTCACCAACCCCAACTTCAACGCAGAGCAGCGTCGCGCTATCCTCGACTACACTAAGTCGGTGCAGACCTACAAGGGTATGAGCGAGTACCGACGCAAGCAGAGCGAGGATACCAACACAGACCCATTGCAGAACGAGCTGGCAGACTCTTACGATAAGGGCGCAGAGATGACCCAAGCCGAAGAGATGAGCCACGCACGCAGCTGGTATGAGTTCGCACAGCAGAAGGCGGCAGAGCGTCTCGGGGTAGATGCTGAGGCTCTCGATGAAATGGGAGCACCTGACCAACTCACGCTCGACCAGGTGGCACAGCTACGAGAGGAGCACAGCGAACAGGCAGTGCAGTCTTATGTGGACTACCTCAATGCACGTGCTACCTACGAGGGTATGATCGGGAGTGTCTCCCAGGGCATACAGGCTGAGGCTGCACAAGCCGAGCAGGCAGTGCGCTCACAGCAGCACAAGGACGGAACGCTCCGTCGTGCCACTCTCCGTGGTACGGAAGGGCAGCACGTCGAAGTGCATATCAAGGATGGCGACCTTGTCATGGATGAGGAGGGCCGTATCGATACCGACAAGTCCAGTAAGGACTTCATCGTTCGCGATAACGAGACGGGCGTCGTGCGCTTCGCCAGCATCGATGACATTATCAGTGCAGAGCAGCCCACGAGTGCCGACGACGCAGTGAGCGAAGCGGTCAATGCCGTCTACGAACGCAGAGAGAAGGAAGCGGCCGACGCTATCAACGGGACTATCACCCCGCAGGTAGGAGCAGTATACAATCTCCTCGATGCTGATGGGAACCCCCAGCAGATCGCTATCCAACAGGTAGGCCAAGACGGCACACTCGACGTGGACTACTCGGGAGTGCCCCACAAGATGACTACCGACGAACTGCAGGCCATGGCGGACAACACACGCGCCCGACAGATCGAGAATGAGCATGCAGCCCAGGTACAGCAGGCCAAGGCTGAGGAGAGAGAGGAACGCGAACAGGCAGGCCTCCCACGCTATGCACTCAATGATGAGCTGACCATTCGCACCCCCGAAGGTGAGGAGGTCACAGCCTACGTCACCAACGAGGAGGATGCCGACGGGAATATCGAGGTGTACTTTAATGAGCCCTTCGATGGGAAGAAGGTGCACCTCTTCACTAAGGACTACCTCGACGGGGTGGTAGTGGGTACACGCCTCAGCCCCGAAAGCAACGGGAACACGCAGGCCGTGGAAGCTCCAGCCACTCCAGCAGCACCAGCCTTAGCGCAGGTACAGCCCGCAGAGGAGGGAGCTACAACAGAGGAGGAAGGGCCCGCACCAGCACCTACCCATGAGGAGGAAGTAGACGATGCGCCAGCTGACCCCAACGATGAGAGCCTCTCACCCGAGGAAGCATACGAAGCGGTGTTGCGTGCAACCAATGGTGACGTAGTCCTCGCTCTCGAAGTCATCGAGAGCACAATTGCCGACAAGGAGAAGGCACTTGCCAAGGCCAAGAAGGCCAAGCCACGAAGTGCCGACACTATCGAGGGTAAGATCCAGGCGCGCGAAGAAGTAGCTGCTGGTATCGAAGCCGCAGAGACCTCACTCGCACATTGGCAGGCCGTCGCTGAAATCGCAGCCGAGCAGGTGCAGGAGGAAGTGGCAGAGGTAGCCGAGCCCGTCGCTGAGCAGACAGAGCAGGAGAGCGAAGAACCTACGGCCGAGCAAGAGCCCGCAGAGGAAGAGGCTGCCGAGGAGCAAGAGCCCGAGGCGGAGCAGGAGGAAGAAGCTATCCCCGCATCCGAGGACACCGCACCTGAATGGGGTAAGGACAATCCAGCCGACGCACGCGCACGTGGGTACATTAAGGTAGAAGGCTTGCGAGTAGATCGTCAGGGGCAGCTCTCCGACGCACTCATCGGCAAGGAGTCTGACGTGAAGTTCGCAACGAATGACACACAGCAGGCTCACTACGCTATCATCGAAGCCGAAAGCCTGCAGCCAAGCCACATCAGAGGATACCAAAATCAGCTGCACTTTATTCCCGAGGCACAGCCAAAGGATCGAAGCGACGTTGTCAGCGAGCAGGCGGCAGTACGTATCGCAGCTAATATCAATCCCGAGGAGATCACAACGAGTGCCACAGCTTACACGGGTGCTCCTACCATCAACGCGCGTGGCGAGGTGATCCAGGGGAATAGCCGTGCCGACGCACTGCGTGCTGTGTGGGAGTCGTTCCGTGATACGAGCGGAGCGAAGTACAAGCAGTACCTCATCGAGAATGCAGAGGCCCTCGGTATTGACCCCGAAGCTATCGAGGGGATGAAGTCCCCCGTGCTGGTGCACCTTGCCGACGTCAGCGACGAGCGAGCCATCGAGCTGGGGCAGTACCGACAGGCCGACATCGAGAGCGGTGGCGTCGAACGTATCAACCCACAAACACTCTATGCTAAGATCGGGGAGAAGCGTGATACCTTCATTCGCTTCCTACTGGGGACAAGCGACGACGACCTCAGCCTTGCCGAGTCCATCACACGCAATGCGGCTGAGACACTGAGCTGGCTCAACCGCCAGGGCTTTATCTCTGACACGCAATTCCGTAGTGCCTTCGGTGCTAAGGGTGAGATCACGGCAGAAGCTAAGGAGGACCTCCGTAATGCTTTGTACCGCTCCTTCTTCGAGGGCGCGCACAACAGCCTGGAGGCAGAGTTCTACAACCTGCCCAAGCGCACCCAGCAGGCACTACTCCGCGTCTCATATCGCGACCAGCAGAGCCCAGCAGATGCGCACTTCCTCGATGAACTTCAAGCATCGGTAAGTGCATACAACGCCCTCATGGGGTACACTCCATTCGCTGAGGCTAAGACCTTCGAGGATGCAGAGCGTGCTATCGAAACGTGGATGCGCTTCTCGGGTGACCTCATTACGGGTGAGGTGAACTCCGAGCAGTATAGTAACTTTGCTGTACAGCTCGCACTCCGCTATAAGTTCCTAACGCAGAAGGAGCTTATCTCAAAGCTCAATGCGGTGTACGACGCAGTGCAGGCCGTCTCCGAGGACACCCTCTTCGGAGAAGGCGAGGTAAATCCTAAGACGCTTGCCGAGGCGGTGAGCGAAGTGTTCAGCATAAATATCGACAACAATACAGAAGAAGATGGAAGTACTGGAAGCAGCTCTCCTGGCAGCGACCTTGAAGGGAGCAATGGCGGGGAACAAGAAGGACAAGGAACACCTGGCGGCAATGAACAAGATCAGAGCCGAGCAGGGACGCCCGAGCGTAGAGGAAGAGCTGCAAGCGATCCTCAAGAAGGGGAAGGAGTAACCACCGAAGCAGAAGAAGTAGCCCCCGAAGCGGGGGACACCCAGGCGAGTGATGCGACTGGGGAGGGCTATCGTTTGTCTGCTATTGCGGCTAAGCGAGGAGGAAACTTCTTTGAGAATAGTGAGGGAAGTATCGACTTAGTCAAGATCTCGGACAATGTGTTTGAAGCTATTGGTATCAAGCCATTGCCAATGAGAATGACCGAGGCGATGGCTCAGCATATCATTAAGCAACATGCAAAGGAGCTGGGTATATCAACGCAAGAGGAGGCAGTCGCCTTTGTTGTTGGTATCATGCAGCACTTCGACCACGTACGAGAAGGGAACAAACCCAACACCTACATCTTCTCCATAGAGAAGGGTCGTAGCCGTACGGGAAAGAGAGCGGTTACATTAGTCTTGCCGTCTAAGAGTGGGGAATATCTTGGTGTGTCTTCCTCGGGGTACGAGAAGGTAAGCAGATTAAAAGAAAGAGCGTTGCTTTGGGAGGAGGGCGCGAATAATATGGCTCCTACTACAGAGACCGCCTCTGCAAATGTTCCCACCCCATCAGCCACACAAGGCGGAATGACTGGGGGCAGCGCATCAAACCAAAGCAATGCCCTTTCGCAAGGCAAAGATAGCAAAAAGGATACAGCTGAGGGAGAAGCGAATGATGGCAATCAAGATGATCTTTCAATTGAAGAGAAGGAAGCTCTGCTATCCAAGGCTAAGCAAGAGCTTGAAGAGAAGGAGGCAGAGCGCACAGCCGTAGCGGAGCAGGCTATTGCTCTCATGAAGGACTACTACGACAGCGGTGCAATCCCCGGCATGGATAGTGGCGAGTTTCATGGGCAGGCTACCCTTATCCTCATCGGCTTCAAAGACCGAAGTAATCTTGAGCTGATGAAAGCCCCTGGGCTTAGTGAGCTTCTACCCAGCCTGTATAAGCTGGCAGACGAGGCGAGAGAGAAGAAGATGCTGGTCCGAAAGTATGAGAAGGAGCTCAGCCAAGCAACGGAAGAAGAGGGCGAAACGTCCACCTATAACGATGCTATCCGAGATGAGCTTGTCAATACGATGCGAGATGCAGGTATCGAGGTCGTCACGGACGAAGCTGAAGGTCAGGCGGTGCTTGATGCAGCGCGCGCTGGTGAGGCACAAATGCAACGAGCCTACCATGGGACGGATGCTGACTTTGAAGCCTTTGACCATAGTCACATGGGAGAGGGCGCAGGTGGTCAAGCATACGGCTGGGGCTCTTACTTCACCGAGGAGGAGGGCGTCGCTCGGTCCTATGCAGGTGGTGGCTTCGTATATGAGGCAGAGCTGCCCGATGATACGGGAAGCAACTACCTGCATTTTGAGAGCAAGCCAAGCAATAAGGACATCGCCCGTGTAAAGAGGGAGCTTGTGGAATACATCCTTCGCAATGACGAAGAGGGTATGTACGACTATCCTCAAGGCAAGGACGACTTGACGCAGGAGGTGGATGACGCAGGAGAGCCTACTACATGGAGAGACCTTTATGGTACGGTATCTTCGCACCTTGGCTCAGATAAGGAGGCCAGCGCATTCTTCCACTCCATCGGGTATGTTGGTATCCAATATAACTCTTCTGAGACCGATGGGGGAAAGAAGAACCTCGTCATCTTCGATGAGAGCGACATCGCCATACAATCAAAGGTGCGCCTATTCAAGACCAGCAGCGGAGAGGCGTACGGCTTTGTCAAGGATGGGAAGATCTACCTCGACCTCAAACACGCAACGGCCGAGACGGCTATCCACGAGTACACGCACCTATGGGCGAGTGCCCTACGTCGAGTAAACCCTCGTGCGTGGAAGTCTATACGGAAGCAACTCAAGGGCTTCGAACTGTGGGCGAACATCGAAAGTAGATACCCCGAACTCAAGGGTGATGAAGATGCCTTAGCAGATGAGGTGCTTGCTCAGTACTCGGGCAAGCGCGGTGCTCAACGCATTGAGGAGGAGATGCAGAAGGAGGATAATGCTACGGACCTTGTAGGAAAGGCGCGTGTGCTCGCAGCGTTCAATAGCCTCAAGGAAGCACTCAAAACCTTTTGGACTGAGGTCGCAGACTTCTTCGGGATGGACTATTATAAGTCCGTGGAAGACGCAGCTGACAAGGCTATGAGCGACCTTCTGCGTGGGGTAAATCCTAATGCAGTAGAAGCAAAAAAGAAGGAGGCTACGAAGAAGAAGCCCACGAAGAAGTCAACCGCGAAGAAGGAGATAGCTACGTCAAGTGTCATCGCCCCCGACAGCGAACGATACAATGGGTATATCGTGGCTCTCCCCAAGTCTGGGAAGGCTGGCGCAGAAGTCGGTAACATAGAGGAGTTCGTAGCAGCAGATGGAATGCGAGAGGGGCTGACGGTTATCTACCAAGCCCCCGAAGGGTTTGCCGTGGCCAGCAACGGCACTATGGCCATTGCAGACAAAACGCAGTTCGACGTGTACAAGAAGGGGAAGGCGTACAAGCTGGACGGGACAACGATTGATGCTGGGGCATGGAAGCCCCTCAAAGATAAGTGGCAGTCATTCGTCTCTACGGAAACGAGAGGTGATAACTCCGACCCATTCACAGAGTCCCCCGTCAAGATACCCCGACTATCCAAGTATTTAGATCAAGTAGAGCAAGACCTCTACAACAGATGGAAGGCTGACAAGAGCGGAGGGCGTACAAGGGATAGCTTCAAGGCGTATCGTAGTCGTGCATTGGTGTCTATCCCCAATGGGCGAGGAGAATACGTTAGTTATCCATATACAGATCTGAGAACCATAGCCTTGGCCGCAAAGCGATTAGGCGTTACATCCTTCTTCGTGGAAGGGGATCTACACTTTGGCTCTTCCGAACAGCCTGGCCGTCGTCTTGTCGGCAATGGTAGACTCGGATCTGTGGTACACGCGGGCTATTTTGAAACAAGAGACCATAATGCATCCAAGAGGAAAGAACTCTCCTATCTGTATGATGAGTCTGTTGGAGTCAAGGATATAGACGAAGGGGTACGCATGCAGAAGGAGCTCGAGGAGAAGGACGCGAAGTACGCAGAGATGGACGCCCAGGTGAGCGCAGCCAACAACGTGAGCAATGCGGAGGAGGATACCGAAGAAGCTAATGACGAGGAGGTGCGCTACCGCTCCGACGAGTTAGACGAAGTTAGTAATCGGTTCAATGCGGAGCTTGCTCAGCTCACAGAAGAGAATTCAGATAGCACTATCTTCTCCCTTGGCATGCCTTCTTCCGAACTTATCGCAGGCGGAGTAGCTCCTAAACTTATGCGTCTATATGGGAACAAGGTGATCAAGAAGATGAAGAAGCATGGATTTGCTTTGTCTGACCTTCTGGATCTGCCGAAAGCTGTTGCACAGCCTATTGCAGTGTTCTCAACACATAGGGATGGGAGTCACGCAATTCTTACAGAACTCAAGACAGATGAAGGGAACATACTGGTTACTCTTGAAGTAGGTAAGGGTGGTGCCGATGTAGACTTTAATCTACTTACATCTACTTACGGCAAGAGTCACGGCAAGGTTGTTCAATGGCTTAATTCAGGTAAGGCGACCTATATAAATAAAGAAAAAGCCCTTGAGTATCTTGCCAGCGCTCCCGCTCCAATTGCGGGTGCTAAACAAGCTCAAGAGCTTTCTCTTGCCACAAAGGTAGTAGAAACTTTTGACAACCCACCCCTTGCGAGCGAAGATCTCGGGATCGGCAATGATAATCAAGCGGCCGAGGATAACGACGATGAGGTACGCTTCCGCAGCAGCCGCCTATCCCCTGAGCTTCAAGCTATCAAGGATCAGGCAAAGGCGGATGGGAGCTTCATGAAAGCCCCCAATGGGAGACCCACCAACCTTACAGAGAAGCAATGGCTACAAGTCCGTACGCCTGAGTTCAAGGAGTGGTTCGGAGACTGGGAGAACGACCCAACAAATGCGTCTAAGGTAGTAGATGAGAACGGGGAGCCGATGGTGGTGTATCATGGGACGAGCGTCAGTAGTAGACGTTTCTTCAAATTTAAGGACGGAGCCCCTAATTGGTTTACGCCATCGGAGTATTATGCAAAGGCTTTCACATTCGATGAAGATATCCCTGTCATGTATCCCTCGTTTATCAAGATCAAGAAGCTCATGCACTTAGGGTACATTGATGGCGATGTGATATCAGGAAAGATCAGGTCGCTATCTCTTGATACGGGGATAAGTGAGAGTAGCATCAGATACATAGTGTCGAAAGAAAGAGCAGATAAGGTCTATCAAATAACCAATTCACCACTCTTCAAAAGAGAGGCTATGGCTCTTGGTTATGACGGGATGATGGCATTTGAAGCTGGCGTCGACTCTTTCGCGATCTTCTCACCCTCCCAGGTCAAGAGTGCCACAGAGAATGTTGGCTCGTTTGACGGGATGAATGATGATATCCGATACAGCTCATACGATGCAGCCGAGCGAGAGGACCTCGACATGCAGGATCTCGACGAGGTGGCCAACAGCGCAGCAGAAGCCCTCGGGGAAAGCGTCCGCGTCATTCACGACACGTCAGAGATTGAAGGCCGCAGTGAAAGCGAGACGAACAGAATGCGCGGTGCTAAGGGTTGGTATGATCCTAAGACGGGGCAGGTGGTAGTGGTGCTACCTAATGCGGAGAGCGCAGACGACGTCGAAGCTACTATCCTCCATGAGGTCGTAGGGCACAAGGGCTTGCAGGAGCTTGTCGGTAAGGACCAGTTCGGCAAGTTCCTTGACGAGGTGTTCGAAGGTGCTAACGAAGCCGTGCGAAATGGTATTGTCGAGCGAAGCAAGAGATACGGGTGGAACACCCGCCTTGCCACCGAGGAGTATATCGCAGAGCTTGCTGAGCAGGGCTTCAAGGATCTCGAAGCACGCGACCTGTGGAACGTTGTACGCAACGCCTTCTACAACCTTCTCAGCCGAGTGAAGCTCGCGCTGGGCTGGGACGTCAGCGACCGCGAACTCCGCTATATGCTTTGGCGCACGTATCAGATGAAGAAGGGCGAGGGCCTTATGGGGCAGGCTAAGGATATAGCTATGCAGGAGAAGCTGGGCGTAGGTAACTACGAAGAGGCCCGCTTCCGTCAGGGTGAGTCAGCCGCCCCCGTAAAGGTAGCCGCCACCTATGATGCGCTTATCAAGAAGTCGAGCTATCAGACACAGGAGGCTCTCCAAGATAGCATGCTCTCGCTCAAGAAGGTCATGGAAATGATCATGCAGGCCAAGGGTGATGCTAAGTACATCGAGGAGATCGAGGGCTATCAAAATGCCTACATGGGAGAGAACAGAGTGTCGAGCGTAAACCAAGCTGAGGCCGCTGCATATAGCCGTATGGCACTCGAGCCCCTGGTGGAAGAGGTAAGCCGTCTTGCCAAGAAGGCTCACCACTCATACGTCACGGACTACATGATGGCTAAGCACGGGCTTGAGCGTAACCGCGTGATGGCTTTCCAAAAGGCCGTAGAGGCTGACGTCGATGCGCACAACAAGGCCGTCAAGGAAAGTGGCGAGGGCGAGGAGCTCACGGCAAGCAGTCTGTGGGATGCGTACCTCAATGATACGGATCGCCTGAGAAACGAAGCCGACTACCGCGAAGGGCGTATTACGGCTGACGTATGGCACAAGACCGACGACGAGATCCGTGCACGCTACGCACCGAGCTATGCTGAGTACCGCGAGCGAGACTATGCTGGTCTTACGGGCTTGCTTGATCGTCCCGACGTAGATATTCAGACGCTCGAAGAGGAGGCTATCGAAGAGGTCATGAAGTTCGAGAATGAGAACGACGTCACCGACCTATGGGAGCTCACGAACAAGGCTACCGACGCACCGCTTGCAAAGCAGTACGAAGGAGGGCTTATGAGCAGAGAGACGCTGGAACACGTACGCAACATGTACGGGTACTACATCCCACTGCGAGGCTTCGATGAGACGACCAGCGACGAAGCATATAGCTACCTCGGTGACCGAGACCGCGCCTTCTCTCCCACGCTGAAGAAAGCTAAGGGACGTAGCAGCAAGGCAGAGGACCCGCTCGCACACATCGCAAGTATGATGGAGTCGGCTATCTTGCAGAGCAACCGCAATAAGCTGGTGCGTCAGAAGTTCCTAAACTTCGTAGAGAACAACCCCAGCGACCTGTTCAGCGTGCAGAAGCTATGGGTGCAGTGGAACAACACAACTAAGACCTGGGATGCCGTGCTCCCTGAGTTCGACCCCAACGACACGAGCGAGGAGGTGATCCGTAAGACGCAAGAGTTCGAGGAGGCGATGCGCAAAAGCCAACGTGAAAACCCCGAGCTCTTCAAGCTGGCAAGCGAGCAGCCCTCTATCCCCTATCGCGTCGTCGGTCAGGATAAGAAGATGCAGCACCAAATCATTGTCAAGCGTGGAGGCCGTGACGTTGTGATCATCGTCAATGGCGACCCACGTGTGGCAATGGCGGTCAATGGGCTGACTAATCCTGATTCAGACGCTAATGGTCACGTAGGTGCTTTCTTCAAGTGGACAGCAGCCGTGAATAGAAAGCTCGCAGGCTTCTATACGTCGCTCAGCCCGAACTTCGTGGTGAAGAACTTCATCCGAGATATTATATACGCTAACACTATTGCGTGGGTCAAGGAGTCACCCACCTACGCAATGACCTACCACGCCAACGTAGCCAAGCTCGCAGGGCAGATGCACAGGCTTGTCCACCTCTATGAGCACGACAAGCTGGATATGTCCAACGAGACGCACCGCGCGTTTAAGCTCTTCATGGAGAATGGAGGTGAGACGGGCTACTCGCAGCTCCGTAGCATGGACCTCCATAAGAAGGAGATCGAGCGTATGATGAAGGAGTCAGGGGGGCGTATTAGCCTCAAGCAGGGCTTCCGATTGCTCGGAGACACTATGGAGTTTGCCAACCGAGGCATCGAAGACCTATCTCGCTTCGCTGCGTTCCTGACGAGTAGACAGATGGGCCGCACTATCGACCGCTCTATCTACGACGCAAAGGAGATGACCGTGAACTTCAACAAGAAGGGAGCGGGCTCTACCTTCTCTAAAGCGCATACGCAGACGAAGGCTGGTAAGGCTTCAGCGTACCTTTCGGGATTTGGCCGTAGCTTCTACCTCTTCTGGAACGTATCTATCCAGGGGTCTGTGAACATCGCCCGTGCTGTGAAGAGAAACCCTAAGAAGGGTGCGGCATATCTCGCCACCTTCCTCGCTCTCGGTATTCTTCAGACGATGCTACCAGCACTCACTGGTGGTGACGATGATGACAGATACTGGAACTTACCCGACTATGTAAGGCGTAATAATATCTGTTTCTTTGTAGGAGACGTGCTTGTGAAGATCCCTCTACCGCAGGAAGCCCGCGCTATCTTCGGCATAGGTGAGCTGGGGATGAGTTACATGTCAGGGAAGGAAGATAAAGATGCTTGGATGGTAGCCTACACCATGGCTGGGCAGCTGTCTCAGATAATGCCACTTGACCTAATGGACGACTCGGGTCCGATCCACGCACTTATGCCAAGCCTTGCTAAACCCGCCTTCGAGGCATATACCAACCACAGCTGGATGGGGCGCCCTATTTGGAAGGATACCGACTACAATAAGGCTATGCCCGCCTGGACCAAGGCTTATAAGTCTACGGGCGGTGTTTACGTATGGCTGGCTAAGGAGCTGAACGCACTCACGGGTGGTGACGACTACAAACAGGGATGGGTAAACATCAACCCTGCGAGGATTGAGTACCTATTCAAGGGTTACCTCGGTGGGCTCTACACAGCGGCCGATCAGATAATCAAGTCCAGCGAGACCGCCTTCGGTGATCGTGAGTTCTCGATGCGTGACGTGCCTATCCTCTCGGGCTTCCTCGACGGGGCTGACGAACGCAACGATATGCGCAATGTCAATAACACGTACTACCACTTCAAGGAAGAAGCTAAGGAGGTCCTGCGCCTGGGTAAGTCCTACGAGAGTGATCTCGAGCAAGGAAAGAGTGACTCCACGGACTACGCTAAGAAGCTCGACGAGCTGGTGAACACCAAATCGTATGAGCGTGCGCTGCTCTTCGAGGATCTCAGTAAGGAGATCGAGGAGATGCAGAAGGCCCTGAAGGAGGCTACCGATCCCAAGGAGGCAGAGGAGCTACAGGCAGAGATTGACAAACAGAAGAAGGCACTGGTGATCCAGCTGCGCCAAATGAAATAAGAGAGAAGCGAATGAATACCTACACTAAGAAGCTACGTCGGCTGAGCCAGGTTGGCGGGCAAAAGAAGATTGACTCCGTTGGATCTACCAAGCACCACGGGGAGTACAACCGAGCTATGGGCGTACTCCTCGAGGCGCGTCGTAGCTGGGACGCCATGTCACGTTTCCGAAAGGATCGCGAGCGGTGCAAGCGGTACACCTACGGGGATCAGTGGAAGGATGTCGTCAATGTGGACGGCAAGACGATGACCGAGGAGAAGTATATCATGGAGCAAGGTAGCGTCCCATTGAAGAACAACCTCATCCGTCGCCTTGTGCGTAACGTCCTCGGTGCATACCTCAAGCAGACGAAAGAGCCTGTATGCGTGGCGCGAGACAGAGACGAGCAGCGACTCGGAGAGACGATGAGCACGATCCTCCAGTACAATATGCAGCTCAATAGTATGACCGAGATAGGAGCGCGCTCTATGGAGGAGTTCGTCATCAGCGGGCTAACGGTCCAGCATAAGAGCTACGGGGTGCGTGAGGGTCGCCTGGACTGCTGGACACGTAATGTCAATCCGAGCATGTTCTTCTTGGACTCCAATTCACAGGACGTGCGCGGATGGGACGTAAGCATCCTCGGTGAGATCCATGATATTGACTTACAAACGCTCTTCCGAGAGTTTGCCAGCAGCCGCGAGGAGTGCGAACGCCTGCGTGAGATCTACCGCTATGCACGCGACGGGGATTACGTGAGTCAATACTTTTCGGATTTCCCTGACTTCGGGTATAGTGATGCGCGTACTTACGACTTCTTCACAGGTCGCGATCCCCGTCGCTGTCGTGTCATCGAGGTATGGCGCAAGGAGACGAAGGAGCGATACTTGTGCCACGACCCTAACAACGGGGAGGTATACAAGATCGAGACGGAGGACTACGGGAAGATGGTAGAGGCTGTGAATAGAGACCGCATGGTAATGGCCGCTGAGCAGGGGATCCCCGAGGAGGATGTGCCACTAATCGAGGCGACGTGGTTTGTAGACGATTATTGGTACTTCTACTACCTCAGTCCCTTCGGTCATATCCTAAAGGAGGGAGAGACCCCATACCACCACAAGAGCCACCCCTATGTCTTCAAGGCCTACCCCTTCATTGATGGGGAGATCCACTCCTTCGTCTCCGACGTCATCGACCAGCAGCGATATACGAACCGCCTCATAACGCTATACGACTGGGTAATGCGCTCAAGCGCGAAGGGGGTGCTTCTTGTCCCCGAGGATAGCATACCTACCAATACGACTCCCGAGGAATTTGCGGAAGAGTGGAGTCGCTTCAACGGGGTAATCGCCTTTACCCCCAACAAGCAGGGGGTACTACCTCAGCAGATCTCGAGCAACGCCACGAATATCGGCATCGGGGAGCTACTGAATATCCAGCTCAAGCTCTTCGAAGATGTGTCAGGGGTACATGGTGCATTGCAGGGTAAGCCAGGCTTTGCGGGGATGAGCTCCAGCCTATACGCTCAGCAGACGCAGAACGCGACGAACTCGCTGGTGGATCTCATGGATAGCTTTAGCGCGTTCACGATCCAGGGGGCGTATAAGGATGTGAAGAACATTCAGCAGTTCTACGATGAGAAGCGCGTGGTGAATATCGCGGGCAATGACTCGAGTCTACTCCCCGACGATCCCCGCAAGATCCGTGATATTGAGTTCGACCTCTCTATTGCTGAGAGCTCCTCGAGCCCTGCATATCGACAGCTCGCTAATGAGTTCCTCCTCGAGGTATGGAAGGCTGGTCAGATCACGCTCAACCAGCTATTGGAGGTGGGCGACTTCCCATTTGCGGACAAGCTCTTACAGAGTCTCGACTCGCAAGCTGAGCAGATGAAGCAGGGCATAGCCCCCGAAGGGATAAGCCCCGAAATGCAGCAGCAGGCTATGGCTATGGCTGATCCAGCTGCCGTAGAAATGGCTCACCGAGCCCTCACGGCAAACTAAGATAGGGACGTGAAATGATTAGCCCCGTGCTCGACGTTGGTTGGGCACGGGGCTAATACTATATAGTGGCTTCGCTCACGGGCTTTGATCTCCTGCTGGCGGCCCGTCGCTGCTCTGCCGTCTTTACCTGTATGATCTTCGGCAGTGGCATTTCCTTCGTATTGGAGCTGATGTACAAGCCTATTGCGCGCGTCATCAGAAGGTCGTCATGCTTACCGAGGATAGCTCCGTATGCTCCATTCTGTTTGCGCTCATAGGTGATGTACTCATTCAGACAACGCTCGTCACGCTCGACGTATAGCCCTTCTCGGATGAAGGTGATAAGGACGTCGATGATGATAGGCTTCGTGTGCACGTTCGTATGGAAGCCATACTTGCGAGGCACGGAGTCGCGTATCTCATCGGCAGACTGCGGGCGTGCATACAGGTTGTCGTACACGTCTTTGATCTGATTGAGGATGAAGTGCGAATGATCTCCGTCCACTTGTCGGTTGGGGTCTTTGGTCTCGAGGGTGTTACTCTCAATGACAAGGAGGGCCTCATCGTAGTACTTGGCGATCTGTGCAGACTTCCACGCAAGTTTGTCCATATCGATGTGCCCGTACCACTGAGCCACGACCACGGGCTTACCCCCATCCATCATAAAGAGCCTGTCGAACACACAGATGACGGAGTAGTCAGCACCTCGGCTACGCCCCCCAATATCCACCACGACAAGGTATCTATTCGTGATGCGCTCGCCCGGGTCTATCTCGGGCTTCTCCCAAATAGTGAATAGCCCTTGGTGATCTTCAACAAAGCGCACGTTGGTAATAGCATCCTCGCCCGTCGCTCCATTGGCCACGACGTCACCCACGAAGCGTGGAGGCTTACATGTAGGTCTCAACGCTTCCACTTGGTACATGTCGAATACGCGTTGTCCTGAGTGGACGAAGGCTTCGATGTCGTCGGAGGGGAACTCAGATGCCATATCCCCGTGGTCGCTCTTGCTCTTTCGCTCCTGGATATACCAGTGTATCGCCTCGAGGGTAGCACCCTGCTCCCATAGCCACCACAGGTATTTGCCTGGCTCTGCTCGGTCGCTCGCAGCATAGTCCGCTCTCCTGTTCTTCCATAGCTCTGTGGCGAAGGCTTCGCGGTCGGGTATGTCAAGGCTGTACTGCTCGATCTCAAACCATGCAACGAAGAGGGCTTTGAATTGCGAGTCGCCACGACGGGCCGCATCATACTCTCGTTGGAAGAAGTTCCCCGTACCATTGGCGGTGGACTCATACACGATCATGGTGTGGGGCTTGTAGAGTACCCCCGAACAAGCTGATCGAATGATCTGCTCGGGCGTCTTCCCCTCAGTGGTCTTCCATAGCCCCACCTCAGTGCAGTGCACCAGGTTGTAGTCACCACCACGCGCGCTGTCGGGAGCTTCTGCTGTCCCCAGCTTGATATTACACGAACGCTGAGGGATGCGCCTCACGTTTCTCTCCGACCCTATGCCGATTAGCTTTGGCTCATTAGGCTTGAACGATGCCCCTATCGGGTATAGCCGCTCTATGGGGTAGGCATTGATAAGACGCTCGAACATGTTGCTTACCTCGGTAGAGGCAGCTTTGACGTGACCGACGATAAGGGAGTTTAGCCCCACCTGGTGCACCAGCTGAAGCCACGCCATATATATCTGTGTGGCGGTAGAGCCACCCCACTGACGCGCCTTCAACAGGATAAGGCGTATAGGAGCACCAGCAAGACGCTGACGCTCGAAAGCCTCGACGAGTTTACGCTGTGGGTGATTGAGCTTGAAGCGCACGTCAGAGCCACCCCCCTTGCGTTTGATGAACACCTGGACCGCAGCCCAAAAGAAAAAATCATGCTTCTCTCTCAGTCGGAGGAACACCTCTACGAGTGCCTTCCTGTTCTCCTCCGTCTCCTCTCCGTACCTCTCCACAAGGAATTTGGATATGCTCCCCGCCTTGGATAGACGCTTGATGAGAGGTATATCCTTCATCGAGGTAGGCAGGTATTGCACCTTCATAGCACCGAAGTCAGAGAGGCGCAGCTCGAAACGCTCCAGCGGTGACCCTAACCCCGTGATGGGATTAAATGGTGCATGGAGAGCTTCGAGCCGTCGCTCATTCTCTTGTAGTATTCGTGCTACTTCTTCGCGCATTGAGTGAGGTATCCGATACCGAGGCCCATGATGAAGCCCCAAAGGTGTACGAATTGATTGATGAGAGGGAATATGCAGCTAACGGCAAAGCCAACGGCAAGCCAGGTAAGCCACTCGCGTTTGCGTACCACCTGGGGAGTTACCATGCCTATCAGGGCGTAGCATGCACCTGAAAGCCCAGTCGTTGGTAAGGTGAGAATGTGCGCATCGCAGATCCCGTACAATGTGGCCACGGGGAATAGCGACGCAATGATATAGGACGTCAGCAGCTGTCGTGCGGTTACGCCCATATAGAACACCAGCGAGAGTAAGCACCAGCAGTTTACAAGCCAGTGGAAGATGGACGCATGAAAAAGCGAGTAGGTCCAACGCCCCCACCATGGGCCCGTGTTGTATATCCCTACGCTGCCGTGGGGAATGGGGAGCAAATAGAGGACGAATGTAAGTAGAGCGATGGCGAGGCTTAGCGTTTTGGTCTTGTCTTGCATAGCTGCTTGGCTTCGTTAATCTTCTCGTAGGTCTTGCGGTCGGAGAGATAGAGCTTGGGGGCTGGAGCATTGACTACCCGTATTACGGCATCCTCGAGAGATAGCCCCAAAGGGCTATTGAGAAGTAGCATTACACGCTTGTATATCTCCTCGTACATCTCCTGCGTCGAAGGCGTTTTGATAGGGCATTCACCACCTAAGCGTATCATCTTCTGAATGACACGCACCGCCCTATCCTCTGACACGAAGAAGCGGGAGTACTCGCTGTTCTTCACATGCTGTACGACGTTCTTCATGTTTATGTAAAAGCACATCGAAGTAGCCTCTCGGTACTTCGTCAGTATCTCACAAAGCACTCGGTGCTTATACTCGTAGCACGATCTTTTGCCTGGCATAGCTCGCTCCTTTATTTTGGTATGCCTTAAAGATACGCATTAGGGGGTTCAATTCCAATATATAATACGCAATATGTCACAGCATTAGGGCGGGTGCTTTATAGATTTGCTTCATCTATAAAATTAGGCTTATGGAAATAGATGAACAGAAGGACCTTGCACCCGCAGATCCCCCTGCTGCTGAGGTGAGTAAGCGCGACCGACTCAAGGCGCGCTTGAAGGACAAATATCCCGACGACGATATGGACGACGATGAAGTCCTCGCTGGTCGTATCAACGACGACTACGACGACTACGAAGGCCAGTTAGAAGGGTACAAGGGGAGAGAGAAGGAGATCGCAGGCCTCTTTGGCCGTGACCCCCGAAGTGCGAGCTTCATCTCGCGTTGGGCTGGTGGCGAAGATCCCGCAGTCCTTCTTGTCGAAACGTTCGGAACGGAGATTACCGACGCTATCGGAGACCCTGAGAAGCAGGAGCAGATCGCGGAGGCTAATCAGAAGTTCCTCGACCGCATCGCTAACTCCGAGAAGCTCGAGAAGGAGTACGAGGAAAACCTGGGTGAGTCTCTCAACGTGATTGGCAAGCTCCAGGAAGAAGGCGTACCCGACGAGGATATTGACAAGGCTATGGAGCTGCTCCAAAACATTGTCACTGACGGGGTGCGCGGGAAGTTCACACGCGAGACCATCGAAATGGCACTCAAGGCTATTGGCTACGACAACGCAGTGGCAGAGGCCGAGGAGACGGGACGCGTGGCAGGGCGCAATGAGAAGATTGACGTGAAGCTCCGTAAGCCCGAAGAAGGCGACGGCACGGCCAACCTCTCGGGAGGTGGCTCAACCCCTGAAAGACCTACACCCAACCTGGGTGCTCTTGGTGAAGCATCAACCCGCAAGAGCATTTGGGACAAGGGCAAGATGAAGAGAGTTAAGCGAGAGTAATATCAACCAACTAACCAAAATCAAAATGAATAAGAAGCAAGTAGTAACTAACATCTCAAACCTGGGTCTGCTCCTCTTGGCAGGCATCTTCGGGGGTGGTGCTATGGCTGTCGTCGGTCCTCTTCCTGATGCAGGTAAGACTGATAGCGGTGCAGCCGTAGGCCAGGGTGGCAAGGAAATAGGCAACGAAGGTATCGCCAACCGCACCACGGGTGAGGCTGAGGGCGATCCCGACTACTATTCCAAGGCCATTGACGATCGCATCATTAAGATCCGTCCAATGTCCACCCCTATCGACCAGATCAGCCGACACTCCGAAGCTCGCAAGATCGATAGCATGGTAGTGAAGTACCCCTCAGTAGGTACGCGCCCTATCTCCACGACGACATCGAAGGCGATGACGGCACAGCTCGCCACCGACGCCAGCATCAAGCTGGAGGTAGCTGACGCGAGCATGTTCACGCTCGACGATACGATCCGTGTCGTAGGCATCAAGGGGCAGTTCGACGAAAATGGTAACGCCTACCCCGTTGGAGCTGCACCCGACCTCGTGCTGCACGTCTGTGGACGTGACAACAACACGAACATGCCTGTTGTCTATGCCGTCAATGGCGCGAAGAACGCGAAGGGGCAGCCCATACTCGTCCCACAGATCCCTCAGAATACGCGCCTGGTGCGAATGGGTAAGGCTGGTAGCGAGCTTGACGTACAGACGGGACGCTTCAACAACATCCCCACCTTCGAGGAGCAGTACTGCCAAAACTTCATGATCCAAATCGAGCAGTCCACGATCGACAAGATGTCTGCAAAGAACGTCAAGTGGGACTTCTCGGACCTGGAAGAAGATGGCATCTACGATATGCGCCTTGCACAGGAGAACACCTATCTCTTCGGTGCGAAGAGTAGGATCGTCCACCCCTCTAAGGATGGCTCTGCTACGTGGTTCACAGGCGGTATTTGGCATCAGGCGGGTAAGGATATCGAGGTCGGTACGTACGTCGCTTCGGCAAGACGCACTGACATCACCGATGAGCAGCTTGTAGATATCTCCAAGGACCTCTTCGTAGGTACAGGTGTCGGCAACAAGCGCAAGATCCTTTTCTGCGGTAGCGAAATGCTCGCAGCGTTCTCGAAGATCAAGAGCGACAAGTTCCGCCTGAAGGAGTCGGTAGAGTCGTGGGATCTCCAGTTCAAGTCCTGGATCACCGACTTCGGTGAAATCATGGTCATGCATCATGAGCTCTTCGACCTGAATGGTATGAGCGACTGCGGTCTCGCACTCGATCCCGAGTTCCTCGTCAAGAACACCTTCCTCTCCTGGCAGCGTAATATCCTCGACATGAAGGCAGCAGGTATCCGCAATACCGACGCCGTTGTCCTCCAGGAGATCGCCTGCCTGTATCTCCGCTATCCAAAGGCTCACGCTCGCCTCAAGCTGAAGAAGGCGTAAGCCTTAGAGTGTCCGTTGTCTTTTGTGATGTGTCTGTAAAGGACGGGGGCGGATGCCCTTTGGTGTCTGCCCCCTCCTTTATTATTAACGAATGAAGAAACGAATGAATAAAAGATATATCTCAGGCACTTGCCTTAGCCTTAGCCTCGGCCGTGACGCTACGTCCTATCGTCACATTGCCTTTGAGCCTCAAATGGAGCGTGGCAGTGCATACGTAACTGACGATGAAGAGGAGCAGGCGGAGCTGGAGGCTCACCCCTACTTCGGCACATACTTCGAGGAAGATCCCTACTACACGGATAACTCGGAGTCAGCAGTGGAGGAAGCCAAGGTCGAAGAAGATCATGACGAGAAGAGCGAGGGCGTGGTCCTCTCCTTCTCTAACGAGTCCGACGCTAAGGAAGCCCTCGCTACCGACTATGGTGTAGCCCGCTCTAATCTGAGGTCACGTAAGTCCATCGAAAAAGCAGCTGTGTCCGTAGGTGTAAAAATCAACTGGACGGACGTCTCACCCTCTGCCACTGACGACGCTGACGACGCTGACGGCTCAGACGATACCGACAAGGAGTAATCCTCCATGGAGTACGCTATCGAAGAATTGAAGCGGTCGGTAAGGGTGGCACTGGACGAGAACAACACCAGTGCCACCCTTACCTCTCTTGGTGACGTCGATACGCTAAGTGTCGAGGAGATCATCGAGAGTAAGCTGGAGGATGCTGCGCTCATCGTCCACCGCGATGCCCCACGCCACCTGCTGGATGTGGGTCTGCCCTTCTCGGGGACTATACGCTGGGAGAGTGCCGTCGGCTATGGCCGTGGCGTAATGACGCTCCCTGCCGACTTCCTGCGTCTTGTCACCTTCCGTATGAGTGATTGGAGAAAGGACGTCACAGAGCCTATCTACGAAGATGACCCACGATATGCATTACAGCTTAGTGCCTTCTCGGGTGTTCGTGGTTGTCCTGAGAAACCCGTGGTGGCTCTTATCCAAGCTCCCGAGGGTCTGACGCTGGAGCTATACAGCTGCGAGGCTGGGGAGTCTATCCAGGTGGAGAAGGCTCGCTACCTACCTCGCCCTAAGATCCGAGAAGGCAAGCTCACGATCTGTGAGCGTCTGCGCGAGGCCGTGGTCTACTACGCAGGGGCACTCACCGCGCTCACGCTGGGCAATGGAGAGCAGGCCAAGGCCCTAATGGAAACCAGTAAGACACTAATGGAATAATGAAAGCAAGGCTTGTGAACTTAGGCGTATTCGCTACGCTGCTTGATGTGTATTCGCGCTTCCCACAGGGGGGCGTGGAAGGCGACTATGTGATTGTCGACGGCAAGGAGCTCTTGTGGGATAAGCACCGCCTCCGATGGGGCGACGCACCACGCAACGACGTAACGGAGCTGCGCCCTGATCCAAGCCCTTACCCAGGTATTCCAGGTGGCGGAGTGGGCTCTGCTGAGCTGGCGAGCCTTCGCACCGAGGTAGAGAAGCTGCGTGATCGTGTGGGTGAGCCTAATGGCATTGCTCCGCTCGACTCCGATGGACTGCTCCCTACTAAGCACCTGCCGCCCGAGGCTAATATCGAGCACAGAATACGCACTGAGCTCAACGACAGCATTAGCCCACTTACGGCACGTGTTCTACGTCTGCTCCAGGGCGACCCCTCTTTGCAGTGGCTCTTTGTAGAGTCAGCTACGAGTACACGACGTGTGGAGCATGTGGTCCGCTACTCGAATACATATAAGAAGCTATCCGTACCAGCTGGCGTCATTCGCCACCTCACCATGGGGATCGAAGGGGTGCGCCCCGACCGACCACTCTCCGACTACAAGACGTGGGACGTACCAGGGATTGAGGTGGATGTAGATGATGCCGTACGCAACCTCTATGTGTATGCGCGATGCAGCAAGACCGACAACACGGGGACATTCGTCACCAGCGATGGCTTCAAGCCTATGGAAGGCGAGGAAGGCTACTACCACCTGCTTGTCGGTATGCTGAGCTCACTACCCAACAGGGTGTTCACACCTCTGTACGGGCTTGTGGAGATACCAGCGGCAGCTCTCCGCATCGACAAGCTCATCTCGCCTGACGGGGAGTTCGTCATCGACTTAGTACGTAAGGAGATCCGAGGGTATAAGGTATCCTTCACGGGGGGAGGTGCAAGCGGTGGTCCTGATGCCGACACCATACTCGAGGGCATCTTAGGGCAGGCTCGAAGCTACACCGACGACAAGACCAACGGACTCAAGGGCTACGTCGATACCAAGTCGGCAGGTGCTCGAAGCTACACTGACAGCAAATTCACGGAGGCGGGACGCTCCTTAGAGGATAAGGCCAATGCGGTAATCGCCAACCTCCAAGGCTACGCAGACGGCAAGGCACAGGAAGGGAGAGAGTACACCGAGGCGCAGGTGCAGGCGTTGCGAGGTGAGCTCACGACAGGGCTCTCGGGAGTGACTGAAATGAATGCGAAGATCGAGCGCATGCAGGAGCAGCTCGACGGGAAGGTATCTAATTGGTACTTCAATGGTGCGCCCTCCGCCACTACCCCACCGACGTCGCAGTGGACGACGGAGAAGGACAAGAAGGCTCACATCGGGGACACCTTCACCTCGCTGGATAAGTCCCCAAGCCCCAACGCAGGGAAGAGCTGGAGATACACACCTTCCTATACATGGGAGGAGATCGTGGACAGCGACAGCCTGAAAGCGTTGCAGCTTGCCAAGGAAGCCAAGGCAGCAGCCGACGGCAAGACGACCACACACCTAAAAAAGCCCACATCCTACCAGGTGGGGGACAGCTGGGTGATGACCGAAGACAACTCTATCGGAGGCGTGAACTATCCACGAGGGACTACACTCTTCGCGAAGGAGGCCTCTACGACATTCAATGCACTACACTGGGTGCGCTTGGACGACTACATATCATCGGTAGAAGCCAAGGGCTATGCCGACGGGAAGGCAGGCGAGGCACTGAATGGAGCAAAGCAATACGCTGACGCTGGGGACAAGACTACGTCCAAGCGTATTGACAGCCAGGCAGCGGCTACCCTTGTGGGGGCAAAGAACTATACCGACAGCAAGCACAACGAGGGGAAGGCATATACCGACGGGAAGGCGGGACAAGCCAAGAGCGAGGCGGTAGCCGAAGCCGAGAAGAAGGACGGAGAGGTACGTAAGTATGCCGACGATGCAGCAACGAAGGCCACGGATAAGGCAAAGAGCTACACCGACGGGAAGCTCAAGGCTATCGAGGGCAATGCACGACTGCTCGACTACCTACGAACGTCTATCACCGACGGGACGACCGACATCTATGGCGGGCTTGTCCTTACCAACTTTATTGCGGCACGTGATCCGAGGACAAGGCAGGTGCGCAGCTTCTTCGCTGGATCTGCTAACACCTCTCTCCCTGCCTTTGCGGCTGGCGTTACGGGCTTCGGCACTACAGGCGAGAAGCGTGTGGTGGAGATCAACCACGACGGCACGGGCCATTGGGGCCAGATGGAAGTGATGGAAGGCGGCAAGGTATTGCGTATTGCCTCAATGCTATTCGGTGGAAAACTCCCCGACACCTATACCCACGACTTCCGCACGCTTGAGTTCAACGACACACGTAACGAACGTTGCCGCGTCTACATCGGAGACGAAGGGGCACTCTTCTTCATGGGTATGTGGGGGGCAAGCCCTCGCTTCGTGCGTATCTCGAACAAGGCAAACAAGCCCATTGTGCAGATCCGTGGCGACATCGACATCCCTGGTCTTCTGCTCTCGGGCCGAGTAAATCCGAGAACGATGCGCCTTGAGTATGCGTGGGGAGCAAAGAAGGACTCCATGCGAGTAGAGCGTATTGGTCAAGGTATGTACAAGATCCACCACACGCTGGGACACACACGCTACAATGTGATATGTAACGCATCGGGTAATGGTGGGCACAACGCCAGCTATGTAGAGCACTCGCCCAATTACTTCACGATACGCACCAACCACGACAACGGGGTATATGATGACATTTGGTTCTCATTCATTGTCGTAGGAGACAACTATTAACCAGCACCAACCTAACCAACCAAAACCAAAGACTATGAGTATTATCGACTTCTTCGACCCTGACGCCTTTTCTAAGACGGAGATCACGCACGCAGCGGTCATCGGTATCTTCTGCTATGCGAGCGTGACTATCGCCCGCTTCCTTGACCTTGCGTCCGCGCTTATGCGAGATAAACGCTTTGATGAAAAGCAGGCTCGCATCATCGTAAGCGAGGGTAAGCTGGAGGGAGACCCAAAGAAGCTCGCAAAGAAGTTCGGTAACGGAGCGTCAAGCAAGGGCTACGCTTCATTCGTTATCAGACTTGCGATATACTACTTCTGCGTGGCTCTTGCAGGCATTGCCGATGGGATTCTGCTTATGTCTGATGCGTGGTCATACGCTCACCTGCACGAGCTCCCATACATATCAATGTTGGTGACGCTACTTATAGTACATACGGAGTTCACGAGTATTTGGGAGAATAGCCCCAAGAACGTGACACAGAGTATGGAGAAGAGTATGCGACGCTTCGTGAAGGGAGCTAAGGCGATACGCAACAAGGACGTCGAAGAGATCCGAGAGATCTTTGTCGAGAGAGTAAAGAGAGAAGAAGGAGAAGAGTAATACCAATACGACTATGAGCAAGTACTTTTCATTGTCCGAGATGACGCATAGCGACACCGCTATCCGTCTCGGCATACCCAATGATCCAAACAAAGATCAGATTATGTACCTCGAGCGGCTTATGGAGTATCTCGATGGGGTACGTGAGGAGTTTGCCAACCCTATTATCGTGCGCTCAGGTCTCCGAGTGCCTAAGCTCAACAAAGCCGTTGGCGGTGTTGCGGATAGTCAGCACGTGCTGGGGCAAGCTGCCGACATCGTACCACGCGACCACAAGCTGTTGAAGAAGCTACTCCATACCATTTGGGATCGCGGGGGCTTCGATCAGCTGATATGGGAGCACCCCGAGGGGCGCAGCGAGTGGATACACGTATCCATTGCAGGGAAAAACAAGACGCCACGAGGGCAGGTGCTGGAGTACGACGGGAAGAGATACACGACGATGAAGAAACCTATTAACCCCAATACACTATGAGCATATTCGGACGAGCAGAAGCAGGAACGAAGGGGACATTACAGCTTGTTCAGCGAGGTACGGACAAGCTCATCCCAGTGGAGTTCATCAAAGATCCATCGGGAGAGGTGCTTGACCCTGCCCTATTCGAGAACCTCATTGTGAGTGTGACCAACGAGCGGTCCGCACTCTGTGCCACACCACCAGTGAGCATAAGTGGTAACACGCTTATCGTCGAGATGACCGCAGATATTACGCGACGCCTTGACTTAGGCGTATGTGTGATGACGGCTAATGGGCGCATCCCCGACGAAGCGTATCACGACGGCTACCACGACTACGAGGTGGTGATCCCCATCTGCAAGATAACGAAGTACGGGAGTAATGAGACTCCAGTAAAGGTAACAGCCAAGGTGCTGGAAGTCCTCCGTGGTCTGAGTGCCTATGAGATCCTTGTGAAGCATGGGTATACCAAGACGGAGGCGCAGTTCGCAGAGGAGTTAATCCCTAAGAATGGAGGAGGAGCAGGTACACCTGATACACCAGGAACTCCAGGCGCACCAGGAGAGAGAGGTTCAAAGGGCGACCCAGGTCCAAAGGGAGAGCAGGGGATACCAGGTCCTCAAGGTCCTCCAGGTCCTCCAGGACCAACTGGTCCAGCTGGCCCTCCAGGTCCTATTGGTCCTATTGGCCCTATTGGCCCAGCTGGACCAAGGGGTGAACGGGGTGAACGGGGTGAACGAGGCGAACAAGGCCCTGCTGGCTCTGCTGGGCCAAAGGGTGAAAAGGGCGACAGCGCCTATGCCATCTACCTCAAGACCACCAAGGATACCACCAAGCTAACCGAGGCGCAGTATGCAGCAATCAATGCAACGACGACCCAATACCTCTATCGAATAAATAAAGGCACTGAAGCGCTTATGAACGAGCAAACGATGTCGGCAGATCAGCTCATGGAGCTTGACAGCCACCGACGTAACATAATCAACGCCCTACGAGACAAGGGCGCCCAGGTCTCCGACGACGACGGACTGGAAACACTGGAGGAGAAGATCGGAGCGCTAAGTATCTATGTGCCGATCATCTTCAAGTCGCAGCAGTTCATTGACTGGAAAGATACATCGCTCCCGACGATGCAACTCTCTGTGGCCTATCGACCAGCTGATCTCAGCTATTGCTTTGCACGAAATCCATACTTGACAAAGCTGCCAGAGGTGCGAGGCATAGAAAATGCAGCTAACGTATCCAACCTTGCTAGTGGTTGCTCCGCTCTGACAAACGTCTCACTACCAGATCTCCTTGTAGCGCAGTATGTTACTAATGCCTTTAATGGATGCTACGCATTGGAGTCGGCGACTATAGGCTCACTTCCCAAAGCCCTCTCGTTAGAAAGCTTATTCAATGGATGCGGTGTGCTAAATTCGGTAACGACAGGGAGCGCTCCAAAGGCGACCAATGTAAAACTGATGTTCTACAATTGCTCATCGTTGAAGAGCGTATCTCTTGACCTCTCAGGAGGAGAGATAACAAATTCTGAGTACATGTTCTCGGGGTGCTCAAGGCTAACGTCCGTGACTGGCGTAATAGATCTCACAAGTACCATAAGTACTGGTACTATGTTTGCCTATTGCTCCGACCTCAAGGAGGTGCGCGTCAAGGGGCTCAAGGTAGACCTCGATCTCTCCGCCTGCGCTTCGCTCTCCGTGGAGAGCGTGAAGTACTTAGTCGATAACCTCCAGCAGGTGACGGGCAAGAGCATCACGCTTGCGAGTGCTTGGCAGACGGCACACCCCACCGAGGCGCGAGCGTATGCACAGAAAGCCACCGCCAAGGGCTTCGCACTAACCTTCCGATAACAGATATAACTATGGAGATTGAACTTAAAGAGGTCGCTGGCTACCTGTACGTCAATGTCGAGCATAGCATCGTAGTTCGCTTCGGCTACTGCCCAAAGGATGACGCCCATCTGTGGGTGCTCACGCCCGAGGAGGAAGCACTCGCCTTAGAGGCGCAGTGGAAGGCGGAGGACGAGGAGCGCAGACGTAAGGAAGAAGGAGCTCTCCATCCGAAGGAAGAGTAACTAACAACGGGGGCGGGGTGCAGAGCCTCGCCCCTCCTCAATACATAGAGATATGAAGACAAATAGATTAGAGTGGTGGGAGACGCTCATCGTGATCGTTGCCGTGGCACTGATAGGCTATGCCCTCACATCCTGCTCCCCGAAGGTGCGTGTCGTACCCGTAGAGCGGACGAGGGTAGAGTGGAGAGACCGCCTGCGCTTGGATAGCATCTACGTACACGATAGCATCTACCTCACCGAGCGTATGGCAGGCGATACTATTTACAAGGTCAAAGAGGTGTACCGCTGGCGTGACCGCTGGAGAGTAGACACTATCAATACAGGGCGAGTAGATAGCGTGCGAGTGACCGAGGTCGTCGAAGTGCCAGCCAAGCTCACAGCATGGCAGTCAATGCGCCTCAAAGCCTTTGCCCCCCTGCTCGCTATTGCACTCGCCCTCGGGGCGTGGGTGTCGAGGAAGTTGTGGCTACCATTGCTCCGAGGCTTAATTGGATAAGGATATGAAAGAGATCACACTGAATGTAAGCAAGGTGCTGGTGTACAATGAGGTCAAGAAGAGTGCCAGCTACCAGGCTGCAAAGCTCATAGACAAAGACCCTACAGCATACGACCGACTGCTCCCTACTGATAGTAGCCGTGAGCTCCTGGAGCGGTATTGGAGAGAGGCGGTGAATGCCCTGATCGGAGGGATGCGTGGGTATATCAAGGAGCACCCCACCCTGTCGGTGGGCCGTGCAGTAGAGCTGGGAGAGAACTTCGTAGTGAAGCTCAACGTGAGTACCCGCTTCGACGACGGAGCTATACCAGCAATAGAAGCTGGCATACACAGCTTCCTCACCATGGCCGTGCTGTCGGAGTGGTATCGGACGAGCTACCCCGAGGGTAGTGCGCCAGCCGCTGAGGAGGCGAGTACGCACCTCTCCGCTATGCTAAAGAAGCTGCACTACAAGCGTCCACCCGTTGCACCCACAAGAGCCTAAGCCAATATGCAGAACGTAACTATTAGTATCAAGCTCCCCGAGGTCTACTACCAGGTGGCCCTACAAGCGCACCTACTCGGGGAAGCCGACTTATCGCAAGACAAAGACGCACGGGCCGTATCCCTCTCCCAGCTCGACGTAGAGGGGGAGAGTCGTGAGGTCATCCTTCGTGCGGTCAAAGCGTCCGACGCAAGCCTGCGCCAACGTCTGCACCTCTATCTCACGGAGGAGAATACAGCGACGTCCGTAGACAATGTGCCAAAGGACGAAGATGCCCTCACCTTCTCTCTACGCCTCCCCGACAACTTCTTCCTGCCAGCAGTCAAGGATATGGAGGAGGCTATCCACCATTACCTGGTTCACACGTGTCTGTCGGAGTGGTACGCACTGATGAAGGATGAAATGGCAAGCGCATACAGCAAGTTCGCACAAGCGGACCTCGACAAGATGAAGCAGGCGTCATCGCGACGCATACGCCCTACACGACCAGCTAACCCCTACGAATAATGGAGAGACGAACATACCTTCACGACCTTAATGCCCGTCTTATTACGGAGCGACTCGACGGAGATCACCAGCGGGCTACGCTCACCTTCTATACAGATGAGCTCATATACGACATACGCAACATCGCTTATATCTATGGTGTGGCTAAGTCGGACAAGCAGCCCGACGTAGACAATCATCTTACCTTTGATATTGGCGAAGAGGGGAATGTGGATCGTATCGCGCGTGTGCTGGACCTTTCGTTCAGTGAGATCCAGGAAGCACTCTACCCTTACACGCGTTCCCCGCTGCTGGAGGGTCTCAGCTGCGGGTGCGAGATACACCAGCGTGACGATATACTCGACACCGAGCGAGAGGAGTATACCCTCAATATGATTGTGCCTTCGCTCATGTCGCGGCATACGCTCACCTATGCAGAGAACTGGATACACGAGTTCCTGGTGTGTCGCGCCTTTGCAGAGTGGCTGATGCTCATCGGGGATAGTAGCTTTAATGTGTGGCTCGAGAAGGCTGAGATAGCCAAGAAAGAGATCATGCGAGCTATGGCTCGACGTACAGGGAAGATCAGACGCAAGATGAGCCCATTCGTATAGGGCTCGACACAAACAAAAAGCGGGGGCAGCTACCGAGGTATTCTCAGTAACTGCCCCCGCTTCATTTGCAGAGAGGTCTCTATCGTGGCTTATCTGTCATCTTGGGGAGGTACTCAATGGTACACCCAAAGATTGCTTCCTCGGGGTCAAGCTGGCATAGCAAGGCCACCTTGAAATACTTGAAAGGAGTACCGCTGATACCTCGCAGGATGTGGTCCGCACTTGATGAGATCACATGCCAGTCGAAGAGGTCACGCGAGCCGTAGAGGATCGTTCGCACGTGCCCCTTGCGGAAGTACCCACGCTGTATCACAGAGCGGATAGTCTTCATCGTGTCGGGTGCTCCGAGCTTCAACGGGCGTGTCACCAGCAACCCTCGTACGCCCTTTGTTGGGTCGATCTTAGAATAGTCCACCACCTTACCATCCTTCGTCACGGCTATCGTCTGCGGGTAGGAGTTCACGGCCTTGCGAATGTCGGTAGGAGTAGTACTCCACTGCTTGCTCTTGAGCGAGTAGACGTAGGTGTACGACGTCTTGGGGTTGTAGGCATACAGACGCTGACGTGGGTAGTCGTAGATCATCTCTGCCTCAGCGAGGAAATCCTTGAGAGGGAGGTGGTCTGTCTGCTCCTTGGGGATACCTGCCTCTCTCGATAGTTCGTCAGACTTGGGCAACCCCTTCAGCGATGAGCTTCGATTTGGGTCGAGCGAGTCAGAGATACACACACATTGCGAGCCTGACAACATCATGATACCACGCTCACTGGTGAACAGCACCGCGTTGTCGATCTGCGTTATGCTCTTTGGATTGATGCACACGTCACGTGAGATCGGCTGCTTGGCGGTATATGTCCCGTCCTTTGCCACCTCGAGAGCCCATACGCCATCTGTGGACAGGGCATAGAGGGGGAACTGACCGAACTGCCCTGCGGAGAGAGCCTTCGTGGCCGCGCTAATCCCGAGGATCTTACCTGTACCGATTGAGTTCACCCCACGCGTCGGGAAGTTAAACGGGTTGTTCACCTCCGAGGTGTACACCTTGTTGGGCAATGGGAAGGTACGCTTAGAGGTAGCTTGCACATTGCTCTCGAATGCTCGGAGGTCACGCTCCGAAGAGCTCACCCATCCCTCAATAGGAGACAGGTGCATGCCCATAGCATAACCCCCTGAGAGGAAGCTGTGCTTTGTGAGCTCGCGCTCCAGCTTCTTGTATATCCAAGTCGATCCTACTACCTCCTGCTTGTATGCCACCACCTTGTAGGCTCTGTTATCGGGGCAGTAGACGAACGTCAGTAGCTTGTCTACATCCACGCTCGAATATACCCCTGCACTTATATATACGTCCTCCCCGTCGTCTCCCTTGATGACGAAGAACATATATAAGAACTGGCTCGCCACGGGTGTGGTATACGGGAATAGCCTCCAGCGATCACTCTGTGGGAGTAGCTGCTCCGAGAGGCCCGTGATATTTAGACGTGAGTTGTAGATATACGCGCTCGTCGGCACGGTCTTGTGATGCGACTTCGCGTCATCATGGAGCGTTTCGTACGTGGCGATGTGCTCTAAGAAGCCCTCCTTATCGAAGCGCATATCCAGCTCATGGCTTAGGGATATAACCCCTGGTTTGATCTCGGCTGACTTGATGAGGTAGAATGAGCTGATGCCCCTAATCTGAGCGTCTACTCGCTCGGAGTTGTTCAGGGCGTACCACTTGTTATCGTGCCATGCCGTCGGGTCTAAGATATTCACCTCCCACTCGCCAGGTATGACCCACGGCTGGAAGCGTCCCGTGCTACGTATCTCGGGAGTGAAGCCTGAGTAAGCCCTGGATATGGAGAAGGGGCGAAGGATGAGACCGAGCGGATCAAGGACAGAGCCATTACCCGTGAGCGGGTGCTCCTGGTCCCATGTGTATATAGGAGACGATATAAAGAAGTCTACGCTCTTCACGATGTCACCCCACTTGGTCAGTCGCTTGTAGTCCTCGGGGTCGTCAAGTGCGTGGGAGAGGTCACTCACAGATAGCGAAAGTTTTATCTTGCCTCCGCTGAACATGAAACGATTGCAGGTATTCGGGATCATAAGCACAGGAGGCGACGGCATCGTGGTAGATCCATCATAGAGCCTGAGAGCATAGCGAATAAAGAAGGGGAAGATGAACTTACCCTCCTTGTCGTAGTGCTTGGCGCGCATCCTATTGAGTAGCGACGCCAGCTGCTGCTCGCGATCTCGCCCCCTATCGTAGTTCTCCTCTACTACCACCTCCTTAGTCTTGAGCGCGAAGGACACCTTGGGGAATGGTATCTGATCACCCAGGTGTATGTATCCCTTTGTGGAGTCCTTGTAAAGGAAGTAGTGCATACCCGTAGGGGTGAGCACCAGGAGCGTATTGCCAACGCTCTGTATCTCCGTGATGTCCTTGCCCACGCTATCGAGCGGCACTAATGTTCCCCCGTCCTTGGTGTATGCGAGCTCTCCCGTCTCGGGGTCACGAAGGATATAGTGGCGAAATGACGGGGTCACATGAACGTGATCGATCGTCTTCCCCTTCGGCAGGTCAAAGATTGCAGCTGGAGGCTGAATAGGCTTCAAAGCCTCATCCTCGGGGACAAGGCCTGACACACCTTCGAGATCCCCGTCGGGCACTGCATAGTCGTCGGGGGTTGTGGAGAAGCCGCGGTAACGGATCTCTCGTATCTGTGTAGGCATACTCTAATCTATTTACGTGGTGGCTGGATCTCGTAGTAGGTGGTGCTGGCTATCTGACGACGCTTGACGTAGAGCTGGACCACCTCATCCTCGATGTCGTAGCGGTAGAGGATAGCGGCAGCCGTAGGTGTCAGGCTCTCGAAGCCGTGGGTGTTGGTATCCTCGTTATACTGGATAACTGGGGCAGCCTTTACTTGGGCTTCAGAGGCATCCTCAGGCAGGAAGGAGAAGCCGTATGTGGCGCGATCCTGTATCGAGAATACAAGCATACGCCTGCCGACAGCCTTCTCGCCTCCCATTTCTCGCAGTAGTCGAGGTGAAAGTGTTATTGACGAGTCTCGCGAGTCTATGGTCACAAGGCGTTTGCGCTGGTCGAGGAGCTTCTTAAACATAGGGTTGGAAGTTGGTTATCTTGGTGCGGCTTCGGAATGAGATCGTCTTGATGAAGTTGAACGACCTGTTCGACGCAAGGACCTCTCGGTGGGCCCTCGCATCCTCCTTTGTCTCGAAGATGTGGGAGGCTATCTCGCAGTTACGCGTGCCTATATGGTAGACGATATTCGCGTAGTATCGACGACCGAGGATGTGGTCAATGATTAGTGATAGTAGGTTCATAGCTCTGCTTTTGAAGTAGCCCCCTCTCCGCTTGTCGTACGCAGAGAGGGGGCTGGGTTAGTTACTCTTTGGGGGTGTTGTGTAGGGCATCGAGGAACGCCTCGGCTACCGCCTTGCCGTATCGGTCGGAGAAGCACCCATTAAACTCGATGCTTAGCCCGGGGCCGTGCATAGTGAAACGGGTGTGCGTAGCTTCGTCGAAGCCGAATTGAGATCCGCCAGGGATCGTCGTCCACTGAACGCGAGGGTGAGAGATCTTCATGGCTATGCAGCTTTGATGATGTCTACAATGTCGAGGACTCGAGCGTCGGTGACGTCTTGGATGCGTCCGTAGCTTGCCATGTCGGAGGCATCCATGATTGACAGCTCCTTGACAAGCGTCTTGCGCGTCACCTTCTTGCCGTCCACCTCATCGACAACACTCACGATATAGTAGCCAGCCGACGTGCTGTCCACGTCAAGCCCCATGGCGTCGTTTACCCCTAACGGCTTTAGGCTCTTGATAGCCACGGGTGATGGCGTGAGCTCATTGAGGTACTCCAGCGTGCGAGCCTCTGCCTCTGTGTAAGAGGCTGCGTTGACGAGGTAGGTCTCGGTGATTTTCTTGTCCTCCAGGTTATGGTAGGATACTCGTGCGATAAATAGGTCCATGTTAGTTTGTATTAGTTTTCTATCTGTTCTTTACTCGGTCACCTACATTCGTATGCATATAGGTGACTGCATCGACTTTCAGCTCTGTTACGTCCCCGTTGTCAAGCCTGACTTTGAGATAGTACCTATCGGGTCTATACACTATATCCCCCTCCCAAAAGCCCCAGTCGTACCCAGCAGGGTCTGCCACCTTCTCGATGACCACCCCTTCTGA